TCAGGCCTCCTCAACGTCGTGATACTCTTCGCACGCCTGCAGCGTGTTCTGGATCAGGGTGGCGACGGTCATCGGGCCAACGCCGCCGGGAACCGGGGTGATGTAGGACGCGCGTTCGGCGGCATCTTCATACACCACGTCGCCGACCACTTTGCCGCTTTCCAGACGGTTGATGCCGACATCGACCACAATCGCCCCTTCTTTAATCCACTCGCCAGGAATAAAGCCCGGTTTGCCCACCGCGACGATCAGCAGGTCGGCGTTTTCGACATGATGGCGCAGGTTTTTGGTAAAGCGGTGGGTGACGGTGGTGGTGCAGCCGGCCAGCAGCAGCTCCATGCTCATCGGGCGACCGACGATATTGGAAGCGCCAATGACCACCGCATTGAGGCCGTAGGTGTCGATATTGTAGCGTTCCAGCAAGGTCACGATACCGCGCGGAGTGCACGGACGCAGGCGCGGCGCGCGCTGGCACAGGCGGCCAACGTTGTAAGGATGGAAGCCGTCGACGTCTTTATCCGGCGCGATGCGCTCGAGAACTTTGACGTTATCGATCCCTGCCGGCAGGGGCAGCTGAACCAGAATACCGTCGATGGTCTTATCGGCATTCAGAGTGTCGATAAGCTCCAGCAGCTCGGCTTCGCTGGTGGTTTCCGGGAGATCGTAAGAGCGGGAGACGAAGCCCACTTCTTCACATGCTTTGCGCTTGCTGCCGACATAAATCTGCGAGGCCGGGTTGCTGCCGACCAGCACGACGGCCAGCCCAGGGGCGCGTTTTCCGGCCGCAACGCGAGCCTTCACTTTTTCCGCAACCTCAGAGCGTACCTGCTGCGCAATCGTTTTACCGTCAATAATTTTTGCTGCCATCAGAGAGAGGATTCCATCTGTATCTTTACGAAAGGGGGATGAGGATATTTTGTCAGAAGCGGGCCTCGCTGTCAGTCCTCGTTTGCTGTTTTATCCTGTCTGAGGCTAATTTAGCCTGTTATGACCATGGTTATTACATGGTTATTGGTGCGTTGCGCCTGGCCACTGAGTCGATTTACGCGCGCATTAGGCCCGGCGGTATGCTTCTTGTACAGTTGGTGGAGGATATTTCGCCAGCGTCGTATAAGCCCCGCAGTTTCCTGGCAAAATGGATTGACTCAACCGACGTGGACCGTATAATTCCACGCGTTTCACTCCGCGAAGCACTCGCTTCTCAGGGCGCCCTTAGCTCAGCTGGATAGAGCAACGGCCTTCTAAGCCGTAGGTCACAGGTTCGAATCCTGTAGGGCGTGCCATTAAGAAACAAGCACTTACGCCAGTTTTAAACCAGCCTGATTTCCTCCTTGTGTCGTATTTGTGTCGCTAGCGCCAAAAATGGCGTCAATTTTCCGTGCGTGTTCGGTCAGGTGGTTCGGTGCCAGATGAGCATAGCGACGTACCATCTCGATGCTCTCCCATCCTCCCATTTCCTGTAAAACAGAAAGCGGGACGCCGGACTGGATCAGCCAGCTCGCCCAAGTGTGCCGGAGGTCGTGAAAACGGAAGTCCTCGATCCCCGCTTTTTTCAACCCGGCGCGCCAGGCGTTATTGTCATCCACCCGTATTTTTCTAACCGCGGGCGTCAGTGTCCCATCAGGGCGATGCTTTGCCGTCGTGTGAACAAACACCCACCGGGAATGCTTCCCTATCTGATCCCTTAACACCCTGCATGCGGTATCATTCAGAGCTACGCCAATCGCCTTGCCCGCTTTTGCGTTCTCCGGATTTACCCATGCAACCTTTCTCTGCATATCGACCTGCTGCCACTCAAGCCCGATGATGTTTGAGCGGCGCAGGCCGGTTGCCAGTGCAAATATCACCACTGGTTTAATGCTCTCCGGCATGCACTCGATCAACCGCTCAGCTTCTTCTCTGGTCAGCCACCGTATCCGCTTACTGATCGGCTTGCGGGTTTTGATAACAGGAGCTGTTTTTATCCAGCCCCAGTCATTCGCCGCGGCCCTGAGAAGGGATCGAATGAAGGAAAGGTGTTGCGCCTTTGTCGCCTGCGAAACCTGCCGTGGTTTGTATTCCGGAACAGGCTTACCTTTCCTCAGCGCGGCATCACGCTTACTCTCCCACACCTGCAGGTGTTTACGGTTGATCATCCCGTTAACGGCTTCATGAACTTCCTCCGCCGTTATCTTCGAGACATCACGGCCGGAAAAATGCTGCAGCCAAAACTCAATTTTGGTTTTGTCATCATCCAGCGATCGCTTATGGTCTTTTTCCCGCAGCCACCGGATGCAGCACTCTTCGAAGGTTCTGACGGGCAGGTCGCCGATCTGGTCAACCCGCCACGCTTCCGCCTTCAGCTTGTCGTGGAGCTCCTGAGCCTGCTTTTTGTCCCCCGTGCCAAGAGATCGCCTAACTCTTTTTCCTGACGGCGTAAAGAAATGACAGTGCCACACGCCGCCCCTGAGGGTGATTGACATAAAACCTCTCCTTTATGTTCACCCGCGTTCGCGATGACAGGATCGCGCGGGGTTTTCAAATATGCAATACACGCAGCCTCGGTCGTTCTGTACTTATTGCCGACCTTGCGGCCGGCGAGCTCCCCAGACTCAATCAGGCGGTAGATCACCCGCGCAGACACGATGAGCAAATCGGCGGCCTGCTGTGCTGTTATCGGTTTGTCAGATGCCATATCACCTCCGATGCTTACCGCGTAATTCCTCTTCTTCTTGGCAATCAGCGCAGCGCTGACAACCCGCCACCAGTTCCCGGCGCCGCTCGGGTATCTCTTCCCCGCAGTCGCGGCAGTGAGTAGCTGAAACTGCGTTGTGGTTGATGCGCATGTTCTGGATGGTCATTTCCAGCCGGCGCTCTGCCAGCTCGTTGGCCTGATCGATGATTTCTGCGCTCATGCTGCACGCTCCTGTTTTTGCTGTGCTGCCGGGTTAAGCCATAAGCACTCGGTACGAACTTTTGTGCCTCGCCCTGCGCTGATGCGTGAGGTTTTCTCTGTCTTGGCCCAGCCTGATAGCATGTCGTTGTAGACTTCAGTGTCGTAACCGCTAATCATCACCATGCCTGTCATCGTTCTGGCCACGGCGAGCAATTGCTCATGCCCTTCAACGGTCATTTCATGCGCGTAGTAACGATTTCCCTGAACGCGGGTTTCCGGCACATACGGCGGATCGATGTAATGCAGAGTCGTTTCTGCGTCGTGGGCACGCATAACTGACAAAGCGTCTTTGTTCTCAATGATGACGCCCTGAAGGCGCTGACATAAAGCTGCGAGATTCTCCGGGTAACGCTCCCAAAGGTGCGCAGCAGTGGCATATTTGCGCTTGCTGTCTCCGCGAAAGCCTGAGTTACCACCGATACCTGCAGCCGAGCCGAACCCCATGCAAGCGCGAACCACCATGCGGCGGGCGCGTTCTACAGAATCTGTCGCTGGCTCCTGAGCGTGACAAAACTCATCTCGTGAATACGGGGTGAGAAGGCAGGCATCCTGCAGGCGTTGATTTAATTCAGGGTTACGCAGCACACGAAAAAGGTTCACGACCTCGCCGTCGAGGTCGTTGTACACTTCTGAATAGCTGCGCGGCTTCTGGAGTAATACACCAGCAGCACCGCCGAACGGCTCCACATAGCAGACGTGTTCCGGCATCTGTTCGATAATCCACGGCGCAAGGCGGAATTTTCCGCCGTGGTAGCGGATCGCCGGATGCTTAATTTTTACGTCAATATTCATGCTGTACCCGCCTTGTCTTCATCCATTTTCCAGGCCGTGGCGAGAGCGCTAGTCACTTGGTGGAAGCTATGTTTTACTGCCACCTTCCCATGGTCGCCGGCTGGCGAAACCAGTTCGATTGTGGTCAGCTCTCCGCCGCTTTCAGCGTCTGGGTAAAACTGCGCGACGTCGTTGGTTTCGACGATCACAGACCCAGATGGGGTATACATTTTCAGCTTCATGACTCCACTCCATAGCGGCCGCTCAGCCGCCCAATAACACTGACAAATTTCACCAGGCTGACACCCATCGGTTTTACCTTCTCGTAGTGCTTGCGAAGGATGGGGGGGCATACAGCGTTCCACTTCGGTTTGGGCTTTACGCTCATCGCTTTGGTTATCTCTTCTGCGCAGCGACGAGCCTGGGCGCGGAGAGCGTTTTCTTTTTCTTCTGGCGTCATGCTGCCTCCAGATTTCCGATCCGCTTTAACTCAGCCAGCGATACGGTCGTGATGATGTGTCGCGGGGTGATGTACGGGCGCCAGATAAACAGGAGCGAGCCTTTTGGGTTGCTCTGGCGCTTTCCTGTAACGGATGCAGGAACAAACTGAACACGGCCGCCGGTTATGAGCCTGAGTTCATCAGCTGATTGCATGGCTGAAATAAACCAGCCGGTAGAAATGTCAGCCGGTAGCAACATCACTACGGCCTGAGACTGCGCCCGGGATTGCTCAGCAGCTTTTTCCACCCATGGACCGATATCGGAATAGGGTGGGTTACACCAGATCGCCCCGTATGACGCCCATTCACTGTTCAGCGAGTCATCCAGCTCAGTGAGATAGTGAGCGCATAGCGCGTTACTCTCAGAGGCTGCAGCATCCAGCCAGAAGCCAAACTCGCGGTCGAGCGCGTTGAAAATTTCAATCGGCGTTTGCCAGTAGTCACGTTCATTTTTTGGAGTTTTCGATCCGCCATAATCAGTCATTGCGCACCTCTTTTCGTGTCCAGCTCTTCAGCCAGCCGCTGAACCTTTAACGGGTTTCTTACCACTTCACCAGATGGCATTAGCCAGCCACGATGAAGGACGGAGTACATGCACTTCACTTTTCCTACGGTTATGGCGTCGCGGTAATGTTTCATTTCCACTGCTCCCCGAAGGTGAAACCGATCTCCGACAGCGATTCGTCCATCTTCTCGATGAACTCCGGCACCATTTCGTTGAAGTCGGACATGTATTTGTCGTCGCGCTCAACAACCACGTAATGAATGCCTTCTCGCTTCATGCGAGGGTCATAATTCGCGAAATACCAGGCGTCCTTCCCGGTTACCCACATGCTGAATTGCACCTGGGCCATGTAGGCGGATTTGATAGCCTCGGAGCCGCCAAGCCGGAACTTCATGAAGTCGCGAGAGGTGAAAGGGCATTTCAGCTCAAGGCCGCGGCCATCACTGCACAGGCCGTCTGGTGAGCAGGCGGTGCGCATACCTTCGTCACGGAAAAGGATCGGTGACTCCGTTACCTTCACGTCGGTGGTGAACTCAAACAGGGTGCGAGCGTCGGCCTCATACTGTTTTCCCCAGGCCAGCGCCTTGGCGTTAACTTCCGGCGCCGCGCCGGTGCATACCTCTGCGAGCAGCGTGTGGAAATAAGACATTTTCATGTCAGTCCACTTGGTGCCTGATCTCGGCTTCGAAATGACGTTATGGACTTCAGAGGCGGTGATCACTCCCAGGCGTAAGCGGTGCCAGGATTCATCACCCTGTTCAACGCCGGTAACGTCAATGCCAGTGCGTGCAAGGATAATTTCTGGTGTCATGCTGCCACCTGCGCTTTTTTCTGGAGGAAGCTAAAGCCTTTCTGCGCTTCTTCTTCGGTGAGTTGTGATGCCTGGAAAATGTCACGCTTGAAGATGTTGCTGCACAGAGGCAGGAAGTCCTGATCCCAGTCCTTATTCAGGGAAGTCAGGAGGTCGGTAATTGCCTGCAACGTTTCCTCACTGGCCACCAGGGGGAGCGCCTCTGTCGTGGTTCGCGGCGTTACGTCACGCGCATCAACTTCCAGTGTTTTACCTTCCATCTCTTCGGCAGTGGGCTGCTGGCCAATTTCAGGCCACGCCTTACGCAGAGCCTGAGCCTCGGCACACTTCGCCAACTGGCCGTAAGGGCGCTTTTTCCACATTGCGTTTGGCGCGGTAGTGTCGCGGCCGGCGGTGGCATAGTTCTCAACCCAGTATTCTTTCGCGCTGAATTCGACGATCTCCCCGCTCGGCATGCGCTTGCTGACTGTGTATTTGCACCATTGAGGGACTGTCACCTCAATACCGGTAAGCGTCAGAGTTACATCCGGTCCAAACTCTGGTTCTTTAGCGCCAGCGTAATCACCGGAGCGATCGGCCTGAATCCGATAAAGCCCGATGCCAGGCATAACCACATCGCGCCACTCGCTTTTCCCCGACTTCGAGTCCTTAACGCTCATCGGCACCAGATGAACGGGCTTCAGAAGCGGATCAAGGTTTCTGGCCCGGCAGTAGTCCAGCGCCATCATTACCGATTCATCTTTGGCGCCAGGGTAAATACTGTTCTTGAGTGCGCTCCAGGTAGCGCCGTCAATTCCTCGCTCAGCAAGAGAGCTGGCTGTAATCACAAGTTCGTTAGCCATTGCTATTCCCCAAAGTTAAAACGGGCAGCCGGTGCGGTGATCCCAGTCGTATTCCGCCTGGGCGTAAGCTACTGCCGAAATGAGATCGTTATATGCCTCGCCAGCTGCATCGCTGCGGAGGCCTTCGTATGGGCTTTTGTCCATCGGCACAGAGAAGCGGAACAGGCCTGACGGCTCTTTCGGAAGGGCGTCGATAATTTCCTGCGCCCGATCGTCAATCCACTTTTGCTTCTCTTCGGTGAGCGCTTGCTCGGCCCACTTACGCTCTTCGATCACGTCGTATGCGCGATATGCGTTCATAAGCACCTCAGTAACTGATACCGGTATGAGGAATGCGACCGTCTTTAACCGCTGTGAGCACCTCGATAGCCTGATCCCGTGTAAGGCTGGTATTGGCCAGAAGAGCTTTGACGATTTCAGTGCCTACAGCCTTGCGGTGCTTAACGTCGGCTTCGCGTCGCGCCTGCTCATCGGCTTTACGTTTCTCCTCAGCCAGGCGGGCCTGTTCACGCTGCTCTGCCTCTCGGCGGATGCGGTCGGCTTCTTCCTGTGCCTTGCGGCGTTCTGCTTCCACAGCGGCCTGCTTTTCACGCTCCGCACGCTCAGCTGCTTCTCTCTGTTCACGTTCGGCTCGCTCTTTGGCCAAAATCGCTTCGCGCTCTCTGGCGGCTGCAGCGTCAATTTCACGCTGCGCCTGTTCTGCTGCCTCACGCTTCGCTTTCTCTTCTGCCAGGCGCTTAATCTCTTCTTCGCGGGCAATGCGCTGGCGCTCAGCTTCTGCTTTTTTCTCGGCCTGCTCACGATCGATAGAGTCATTCATCAGCAGGGCCATTTCGTGGTCAGACTCAATACGAGCTGCCAGCTGCCGATCGAAGTCTTCATTCATGACCAGTGCTTCGACGTGAAGGGCGTTCATGGCTTCTTCGGCCTTAATGCGTTCCTGTTCGGCTTCCCATTCGGTCAGCGGGCGACGCACTTCATCTTTCAGCGCATCGAGACGCTCACGGACAACACGGCGGCTTTCGTCAATTTGCTTTGGCAGCGCCTTCAGCTCAGCGACCAGGTCTTTGCCTGCGTTGTCGATGTAGGTTTTAGAGCGCGCGACCTTATGAGCCATGGATGCGATGGCATCGCGGCCTTTTTTCGTGGTCACGTCCGGTACCAGGCTGCGAGCCTCTTTTTCGATCGCTTCGATAAGCGGGTCGAGCTGGTCGTTATTGGTGAAAACCGCCATCGCGTTCTTTTTCTCGATGACGACTAAATCCATTATTTCGCTCATGGCTTCCCCTGAAATTTGGTTGTGAAACGCCCGGCACCGTATTGGCTGCCTGATAGCTCAGTTAAATTCGTGCGCTGATATGCGCGGTTAATGCGTCCCGGCTGGTACCAGGTTCGGCTCGATACTGCGTGAAGCGTATGGCCGGCGGATGTGGCGCAGATTGCCCTGCGGCTCATGCCAGTAACTGCCGTCGCGATAGTCGAAGCTGACCAGCCAGGCGGCGCCGGTGCGGCGATTGCGCATCATCACGGCGCGTCCGCTGTTAGGAATTGAGTTAGCCATTGAACACCCCCGTAGCGTGCAGAATTTTGATAATCAACGCTGTCCAGATAACGCCGCAGATCAGCAGGCAGTAAATCAGTGAACGAATGCCTTGTTTGCTCATTTGCCACCCCAGCATGCGAAGCTAAAAAAAAGGACAGCAACCAAAAACGGAACGACCTTTAACCAAAAATTACGCCATGCAGGCTTGTCTTCTTCGCGGATCATCTCTTCACCTTTGCCTTATCGCGGCTAACGGAGCGTTGTTACCTATTACCGGCGCCAACGTTGTTGTTTGGATGAGATGATAATGTACTAATGGTTCATCAATGTAAAGTACCAAAAGTACATTTTTGATTTGGCAATAGTTCATCTCAATGTAAGTCAATGAACTTAAAGTATATTTATTTTATGTTTTGTTTTTGGTAGGGGTTGTTTGGCTGTGGAGCTGGCACTGGACGTGCTGATGCTGAGGGAAGAGTAGGGGCAATAAAAAACCCGGCTGACGGGCCGGGTTTCAGAATTTATCAAGCTGCTTTTTTGCAAGCTTGCTGTAAGTTTCTGCTTATGATGTCGGTAAGCAATTCTGCACGACTAAGCTTTTTTTCAATGTCAGCAAATAGTTGCGAGATTTGTTTCTGAGTCATTGTATACCCTCCAGGTTGATCCGCGCTCTCAAGTTAAAGACAAATAAAAGGTTTTTGGTCCAATGTTCTGATGACTTCCTGAAGTTTTTCTTCGTTTCCTTCTTCAATAGCCGTAGCCATTTCATGCATCAGATGGACATACTCCCCAATAACTTCAGCCTGGTAGTCGAAGTTTAGTGCTTCTGCTACTTTTCTCATGTCCCTGTGAACTTCTGCCAGCAAATTTGCTCGTTCACGATAACTAGGATTTTCTGCTTGCAGAAACTCGATATCAAAAGAGAAAAGCTTGGTTTGTGATAGCGCTTTTGCAACAACATGCAGAATACGCGCATACAAGCCATCAAAGATTACCTTGTTCAAATTTTGAACGTCTGGCTGATGGGTCACTAACTATACTCCTTATATAGGATCCGTTAAAGAGGTTTTCAACCGTGAGCGAGCAAAAAATGAACAATCAGGCACAAAATGATAGTTTTTTTGTTGACACGGTTTTGAGCATATAAGCGATTTTCAACATAATACACCAAGCATCAACCTTTGAAAGATAGTGGTCATAAAAATTACTTAATCGCTTCGATTGGCAGATCGCTACCCATGCTTCCTGTACGTCTGCGGCATTACCAAAAACACATCGAACTACCAGTCTGGCTCACTCAAAGTCATCCCGCTCATCCTTCCGCTTGAAGAAGATCTTATCCAGCCTGAGCACTATCCCCACCAGTCCGATAATCAGCAAAGTAATGAGTATTGGGATAATCAGATCAGACATGCTTCCTCTGCGTGCTAAGGCTTTACCCATGCTTCCTGTACGTCTGCGGCATGCTGCCGATCACCTTGCCGAACACGAACACCCGGTTCATCTCGTCTTTTTCGATCGGGTCCCAGGCTGCATAGCTCTTGTTATCTGAGATAACCAGCAGCTTGTCCTTCATCTTCTGCAGGCGCTTGACGTGAGCAGTGTCGTCGTACAGGAAGGCGTATATCCCGTCGCCGTCGAAGCTCTTAACGCTGATGTCGACGAACAGCAGATCACCCGGCTCAATCGTGCCGGACATGCTGTCACCCCTGACGTTGATGATCCGGATGCTTTCAGCCTTACGTCCATCGAACATGTGGCGGGCTTCAGCTGGCGCATACTCAACAGAGCGGAGGATTTCAACGAACTCTTGGTTTACCACCCCAGGTCCTGCGCTGACGGCGATATCCAAAAGGTCAACCCTAAAGACGTCTTTCCGATTAGTTGCCGACCCAGGCTCAATACCGTCCTCATCAGCATCGCCAAGTAGGTACGATGCAGACGTGCCTATATGGGACGCTAAAGCCTGGAGCGTCCCCCTCCTTGGTATTGACTCCCCATTAAACCATTTGCTCACGGCCTTCGGTGTCAACTTCATTCTCTTGGCGATCTCAGCCTGGCGACCGTGTGGCATCAATCCAGCTTTATCGCAGGCCAGCGCTAGCCTCAGAGAAAATTCTTTTCGCGCTCTTTCTTCGTGAACCATATGTTCAATCATAATATCACTTGCGTGAACTATCAGTTCCGACTTAATATGTACTTACAGTTCATTATTGAGGGTTAAACATGGCACCGAATAGTCTTGGCGAAATCATCAAAAAGATTCGGGTTCCTGTCGTAGCTGAAGCCTGTGGTTGCTCGCCGCGCGCAATTTACAAATGGATTGCTAACGGAAGCCTGCCGAGGACGGATTACACCGACGAAACCAACTACGCAGAAAAAATCGCTCTCGCTTCTGGCGGCCAGTTTACCGCTGCTCAGATCCGGGAAGTCAGCAAGCCTAAAGCCGCCTAACCAGCGGCCCTTCAAACAACACCAGAGGAAGTATCACAAATGGAGAGTTCAACGACACGCAACAAAGTGGAGGCTCGCAGGATAGAAAGCTGGTTACACAGCCAGATAGCTGAACTGGGAACCACGAATATCGCCAAAGTGGCCGGAGTGAATAAGTCGACGGTGAGTCGCTGGCGGGAAAGTCTGCTGCCGAACATGTCGCTGCTGCTGGCCATCCTGATTTCTAACAGGCCGGGAGAGAAAGGTGACTTTGAAGCATGAGTGGGAACAGAAAGGCGAAAGCCGCAGTGCGGTAACACTAACGGCTTTCTACGCGAATTAACTGGATCAATTCACAGGAGTAATTATGCCTAAGAGCAACAGATTTTACCAGGCACAAACACACAAAAATGTTACCCGCGATCGCTTCATTCGCTCGGTTAACCCGGTGGTTGGCATGAAAATGCGCGCCATCCTGGAAGAGCTGAAACGGAAGGAGGAAGGCCGTGAGTAACGTATCAAATTTAGCCGAAGCCAGAGAGGCCAGAAGGCTCCAGAAACCGCGCACGAATGACGGTAAGGGGTTTGCCTTGCTGCACCGTAAAATTATGGATGTGCCGTTCTACAAGGATGCTGAGGCGGCCCATCTATGGGTTCACCTGCTCCTGCGCGCTAATCACGAACAGACAATGGTATCGACTGATGTCGGCGATGTGATGTGCGAAAGAGGAGAGTTCATCACCGGGCGAAACACCCTGGCAATGGAAACGGGGTTAACCGCTGATCGCGTTAAATCACTGCTCCGTAAATTCCAGAACCTGGGCATGATCACCACCAAATCGAACAACCGTTTTACTGTTCTAAAAGTGGTCAAATATGACGAATATCAGTCAAATTTTTGTCCAGCCGATGTCCAGCAGGTGTCCAGCCAAAACGCAGTCGTACCAATGCCTGCGGAGGTGGAGTGTCCAGCCGGTGTCCAGCCAGTGTCCACAGATAACAATATATTAAATAACTTACTACCTAACGGTAGTAAGTATGTCGCAAATGACCAGAAACCGGCTGAAGAGAAAAAGTCACGTTTGTCATGCGATGAAGTATGGCAATGCCTGAAAGACGAACTACCTGAAGCCAGGGGGTGGAGATGCCTCACTGATGAGCGACGAAATCTGATCCGCACCTTCTGGAGCAAGGCGAACAAAATCGCACGCAATCTGGATGGTAAGCCGATGGACATGGATGGTTTTCGCGACTACCTCCGCTACATCGCTCAGAACTGTCGCTGGATGCTGGAAGACCGACCAGACCAGAAGTCAGGGAAGACATGGCGCCGCATGAAATTCGATAAGTTTCTGACGGAAAAACTCTACATCGAAGTGCGTGAGGGGGACCGTGATGACCGCTGATTTCATGACACCTCCGCACAGCATTGAAGCAGAGCAGAGCGTGCTGGGCGGGCTCCTGCTGGACGACGACAACAGCGAGCGTACTCAGAAGGTACTTTCGATTCTCAAGCCAGAATCGTTCTACGCGCGTCAGCACCAGGTCATTTTCGCCGAAATGCGCCAGATGTACCGCGACCATAAGCCGGTTGATCTGCTGACCCTGTTTGATGCTCTCGATAGCAAGGGGCTGACGGAAACCGTTGGGGGCTTTGCATACCTGGCTGAAATGTCGAAGAACACGCCAAGCGCGGCGAACATCGTGGCCTATGCAATGCGTGTCCGTGAGACCGCGATGGAACGCTACGGTATCGAGAAAACAACTAAGGCGATCGAATTGCTTTATGCCCGCAACGGCATGACGGCAGAGCAGAAATTTGACGCTATTCAGGGGCTGTTCACTGAGATAACCGAGCACGTAAAAACCGGGAGACGGACAGGGCTTCGCACGTTCTATGACGCTGTTACTGACTGGTCGGCGGAATTCGACGAAAGGCTCAAGCCGGATGGTCGTTCCCGTGGGTTATCTACCGGGATCCGCTCTCTGGATGAGTTGCTCGGTGTGAAGCGCATTGTGCGCGGCAGCCTGTTTGTTATAGGCGCTCGCCCGAAAATGGGTAAAACCACGCTCTATACCCAGATGGGGATCAACTGCGCCACGGTAGAAAATGAGCCGGCCCTTATGTTCTCACTGGAAATGCCGGAAGGGCAGATGGTGGAGAAAATCACCGCGCAGAAGGGGCGGATCTCGCCAAACCTGTTTTACCCGGACATGACTAAGGATGACTACGGCTATCGCGGCGACTGGAACAGCGATCTGCAAAAGGCCACCGGTGTAATGGGCGCTCTTATTGAAACCAACAATCTCCTGATTGATGACACACCGGGTATTTCACTGGCGCATGTCATGGCTGAGTCACGTCGCATCAAGCGCGAACGCGGCAAGGTCGGAATGATCCTCGTTGACTACCTGACGCTGATGACTGCCGATAAGGCAGAGCGAAATGACCTGGCTTACGGGCTGATCACCAAAGGCCTCAAGACCCTGGCGAAGGAGCTGGATTGCGTCGTGGTTCTCCTGACTCAGCTTAACCGGGACCTGGAGAAGCGAACCAATAAGCGCCCCTTGCCTAGCGACTCCCGCGACACCGGGCAGATTGAACAGGATTGCGATTACTGGCTGGCCATATACCGGGAGGGCGCCTACGACGAGAACGCAAACCAGAGTGACACAGAGCTCCTCCTGCGCCTTAACCGGCATGGTGAGACTGGTGTTGTCTATTGCGAGCAACGTCACGGGGCGATTTATGACTGCGATCAGGAGGCTGCCAGTCAGCGCCGGCGCGAGAAAGAGGAAAAACCAACCAAACGGGGTGGATTCTGATGAAAAAGAACTCGGGCAAACAAGCCGTTATTAACTTCATCGGCCAGCATCCTGGCTGCAGCTTTCAGGATATCCGCCGCGGTACCGGCCTTGACTCTTCAGTGGTCAATTCCTCCCTGTGGCAGATGCACCGTGACGGCCAGGTTAAGCGTGAGGGTGAGTGCAGGAGCTATCGGTACACCCTGATCGACACGACAGCCGTAACAGAAAGCGATCCGTCTGTTCAGTATCGCCAGCGTCCTGACGGCGTAAACCCAATGACCAACCTTTTTAACCAGTGCCTGGCGGGAGTAAGAAAATGAACATCGAAACAGTAAACGAGCTCATCGCCTCCCTGGAGAGCGCAGGCGAGCTGTCGATCAGAGGGCAGAAGTTCCTGACGCTGGCGAAAGCGTTTAAGCAGCTGGCTGCGGAGAATGTGGAGCTGAAGCAGTCAGAGCGAGAGCTCGACAAGACGTGCGCTGAAGAATTCGGTCAGGACTGGGTTAGCGAATTTACCGAAACCCCCGCTACCGACCGCATCGTAGCCGAAGCCGAGGCGCGCGGAGTTGAGAAGTTCGCGGCGCATCTTCGCGCTAATGATAACGGGGCATCAGTTTGCAAAATGATTGCGCTCGGAGCCGATGATTTCGCCAAGCAACTGCGCGAGGGGGACGGCAAATGAGCATCGCCACTTATCTCAATACCGGTTTAGCCATTCTTGGATGGGCATACATCATGGTTAAAACAGGTCAGTGGATTACCAAAAATGCGCTGAGGCAGTGGGACAAGCGTCGTAAGGAATCTCGCCGCCAGAAAGCTGTGAATGAGTTTTATGACGCCTTTGAGCTTAACAGCCTGGAACCTGGCTCTACCGTTCGCCTGGCCACTAAAGGCGACCTGACAATCATGATGTTCCGCAGCGAGGGGTCCGACAAATGATCCACTTCCACGGAGGGCCAATCACGCCAGATACCTGTGCGTTGAAAGCGTGGAAAGGGCGCCATGCGTTCATTAGTTTTGCAAACGCTGGGCAGTTAGCACTGGCTAGCGAGGTTACTCAGTCATTTGCTCTGGATAACGGCGCATTCAGTTTCTGGACGAAAAAACGCGTTGTGGACTGGAACGAGTATTACCGGTTCGTCGAGCGTTGGGCTAATCACCCGCGGTTTTCATTCGCCATTATCCCGGACGTTATCGGCGGTAGTAGCGAGGAAAACGATGCGCTGATAGCAGAGTGGCCACACGGGAAGTTCATTGGGGCGCCAGTATGGCACATGAACGAACCAGACGAGCGGTTTATTCAACTCTGCAATGAGTTCCCCCGCGTGGCAATCGGCAGCATGGGCGAATACGACGCAAAGCGGCCGCGCCGCTGTGTGGCTCGCCTGCGTGACTTAATCCGGCATGTTGTGGATGAGAACGGCTACCCGATCTGCAAACTGCACGGCCTACGTATGCTCAATGCCGATATTTTCCGCCATATACCGCTGTCATCAGCTGATAGCACAAACGTGGCCCGCAATATCGGTATCGATAAATCATGGCAGAAATCAGCCTATGCGCCGGCCAGCAAAGAAACGAGAGCCGCTGTACTCGTTGAGAGGATAGAGTCAATGAACAGCGCCAGTGCGCTCAACTATAACGCCGAACGCGATCGCTTTATGCCGCAATTGGCCTTTGAGATTTAGGGAGTCAACCATGACCAATATCACCGAACTGGCGCAGAGCCTGAAAGCGGCAGCAGAGAAAGCGACTCCGGGGCAGTGGGAACGCGGAGATGGCAAGCATGGTGGCGAATTACTGGTGTATTGCGATGATGCGTTAGGCTCTGCTGTTTGCGAAGCAACCAGTGAATATAACGCAATCCCAAAATATCAGCGCATAGATAACCTGGATTTCATCGCCCTGGCTAACCCAGCCAACATCCTCGCGCTGCTAGAGGCGCTGGAGAAGGCGCAGACCAAAGCAGATGTATACGACATGCTTAGGGATGACTACGGTTTGCGCGAAAAAGGTGTCGGACTTGCAGACTTCGTTGACTGGCAGGCTAAGCGCATCGCCGAGCTGGAGCCCCGCACCGTCACCGTGAAGCTGACCGATATCAACGAGTACCTTGCAGAGGTTCACGATAAAACGCTAAATCGGGCCTTCCGGCTACTGGCTGAAGGCGTGCGTGCTGGTGATGTCGCCGCTATGCGCGCCGCTGGCATCAAGGTGGAGGCTGAGTGATGCGTAAATTCAAAGTGACCATTGAGACCGGGATTGTTGGCGGAAATTTCGAAGAAATATTCGAAGTTGAAGATGATGCAACCGATGAAGAAATTGCAGCAGAAGCTAAGGATATTTTCCTGAATCAATGCAATTACGGCTATAGCGAAATTACCGGGGAGGATGAGTGATGCGTAAATCACCAATGGCAATTGAGATCGCTATGGCTTGTTTATCCATTTTCCGCGCAGTTGATGCTTTATATATCAAAGCGCCCTGGCCTCAGGGTCGCGCGGTTTCAAATCGCCATACCGGTAAAGCAGCAGAACGCCGTAATGCCAAACGTCGCAGGAGAGCAAAGAAATGAATAATTCAATAACCAGAGAGCGCCTGGAAGAAATTGTCAGCGACCCAATGATTAATCAGGGTAGCGAGTTTGCGATGATGGCCCGCATGGCGCTGGCCGCAATGGACAGCGAGCCAGTGGCGTGGACTGATGAACATGAGTTGCGAGACGTTGATCGTGGTGGTTGCGGGTACCTTTTCACTGTTAACCCTGTTACTCCGCATGCAGACGAGCGCCGAATTATTCTGCTCTATCGCCACGCGCAGCCAGCTCCTGCCTCTCCTGTTTGCACCTGCCCCAGCGGCGATGGTTCGCTGCGCTGGCCTTGTCCGGTGCATCCCGGCAATTCTCCGGCAATTCCGGATTCGGCACGCGATGCACTTGAAAAGGCTTTGGCTGCAATGGAATTCATGGGCGATACGTTGAATAACCTCGATGTTGTTTGTACTGAAGATGTTGAGCTTGTAGCTCCAGCATTTGACGCGGTTCGTAGTGTGCTCGCTGCTGCCCTGCAGGAGGGAAAATGACGATTGCCATCGATCGACTTAAAGAAGTGACAAGGGACTTTGGTCGCAGGCACATCGCCTACCAGATGGCCAGGGAACTGCTGGAGATTTATAGCGGTAACGGCCCGGTAGTCTGGAATGTGTTGAGCGATTTCCCTCCTGAGGTGAATGGCAAATATCTTGTCATTACCAGCTACGGGGATATTCGGACCGCCTGCTATGACTGCGAATCATGGGAATGGAGGGCTTCAGATGGCGCCATTACCGGAGTTATCAAGTGGATGGATTTGCCAGCTGCCCAGCAGGAGGTGAAGAGTGAGTCATGAGCTTACAGATAGCCAGATCCTTGCTGACCTCATTGGCACCCTGCAGCGTTATGGATACAACGTCGATAGAAAGTCTCTTTCGCCAGTCTTGCTAATAGTGCTTCAGGATTTAAAGGCTCGCCAGCAGGTTGCAGAAACGATGATTCGTTATCTTGAATCGCCACATTTGCTGGCTATCGACACTGCGCCGACGCGGGGATCAGGCGATGCCTAAATCCCCCGCAGAACGCAAAGCCGCGCAGTTGTAGTGATGCGGAGCAAAGATAAATATCAAAGACCATGCTATCGTGTGGTCTTTCTCTTTGAGGGGAGTTGTTTATGACATGTTCTGTGTGTGAAAAGCAGCCAAGGCAGCGGCGTCAACCACCTTTAGAGTGCATGAAGTATATTCCTGAAGAACAAGGGGAATACATGAGTCTGAATGGTCGTGGCACTAAGGAAAGCTACTATATTTGTACTGAGTGTGGACATAAATGGTTGCATGAAACAGGCAATTACGGAATGGGCTGGCAGCCTTAAGGTTTACTAATGTCTCAGTGGAATATTGCAGCCAAATCAAAAGACGAGCAGGACAAGGTTAACGTTGACCTCGCGGCATCTGGCGTAGCCTACAAAGAGCGCCTGAACATGCCGGTTGTCGCTGAAGTGGTAGCCAGAGAGCAGCCTGAACATCTGCGCGAGTATTTCATGGAGCGCGTCCGCTACTACCGCGAGCAAAGCATCCAGCTACCCAAGGCATCCGATCCGCGCTATCTGGAAATGGCAGAGCAGAACGCCAAAAAATAGCGATTTCCTCGTATATGCTCATTTTGCTTTTATCCCCGTAACGGGCGATAATTCCCTAGTCAGCCTGAGCAACTGACACGATTATCCGGCGCCAAGTGGGGACACATGGCGCACAAAACCTTACAGCAATCTCTGTCACCGATGGCGAAGGCCACCGGCGATTTTCTGCATTCAGCGTTTGGCCTCTGCGGAGGTGAAGCGTGAAGCAACAATTCTGCCTTATCAACGACAACGTTAAGCGTAACGTCGTCAACTTCATCCAGTCTCTGCCTGTAGACCACCGATCGCCGCTGATTATCGAGGCGCGCGAAGAAAGCCGCACCGACAAACAGAATCGTCTCATGTGGCCACTTTTGAAAGACCTGAGCGATCAGGTGATCTGGCACGGTGAAAAGCTGGAGCCAGCGGAGTGGAAAGACCTCATCACCGTACTGGTCAGCCAGATGCAAAACCCGGAGCGTGAGCAGAAATCCGCCCCGGGCATCAACGGCGGCCGCGTCTACTTCGGCGTTCGCACCTCTCAATCCAGCAAGCGCTACATGGTAGAGGTAATCGAGGCGATCTACTGGTTCGGCACCGAGCACAATGTGAAGTTTAGCGAGAAGTCCAGCAGTCGGATTGCATGGGCCCAGGAATGGAGGGCTTCGCATGCACAGTCTGCTCGCTAAGGTCATGGATCGCGGCATATTCCGCGTGCCGGCGCGCCGCAAGCGCAAGGTCGAAGTTAAGCCTTCCGATATTCCCACCTTTCACTATACGGCTCACCTGGCAGATGTCCGCTGGCTGCGCCGCGCTGCCCGGAGGAAAAGCCATGGCTGATTTACGCAAAGCAGCTCGCGGTCGCGAATGTCAGGTTCGCATCCCGGGCGTCTGTAACGGCAACTCTGAAACCACGGTATTGGCCCATATCCGCATTGCTGGATTGTGCGGGACCGGGATTAAGCCGCCTGATCTGATCGCCGCTATCGCCTGTTCATCCTGTCACGATGAAATAGACCGCCGCACGCGCCTGGTAGATGCGGAGTATGCGAAAGAGTGCGCACTGGAGGGAATGGCCCGAACGCAGGTTATCTGGATGAAAGAGGGGCTGATAAAAGCATGAACCAATATCGCATTTCATTACCCTGGCCACCCAGCAACAATCGCTACTACCGACACAACCGGGGGCGCACTCACATTAGCGCGGAAGGGCAGGCATACCGAGACAGCGTCGCCAGAATCATCAAAGACTCGATGCTTGATATCGGCCTGGCCACGCCACTGAAAATCCGTATTGAGTGCCACATGCCGGATCGCCGGCGCCGTGACCTGGACAATCTGCAAAAGGCAGCATTCGACGCCCTGACGAAATCGGGTTTCTGGCTCGATGACCAGCAGGTTGACTACTACAGCGTGAAGAGAATTCCTGTCGTCAAAGGTGGGCGGCTTGAGCTGACCATTACCGAAATGGAGGCCGCATGAGCCGGGACGTTATCGAACGCATCCGCGACCGCTGGCAAAAGCTCCGCCTCTGCCGGCACCGCGGAACCGTACTGGTTGACTACCGCATACTGAGAAATTTCGTTCGCATCTATCAGACCCTGGGAGAGACAGCATGATTAATACCCAATACCTCCAGTATGTTCGCCAGCAGCTGATAGTGGCCACCGCCGATCTGAGCGGTGCGACGAAAGGGCAACTGGTGGCCTTTGCAGAGAACGCGCAATTCACCGCTACGGCGCGCAGCCGGGGAAGGAAGAAAGTAGCCGACCCGGTAACCGGCCGCATGGTAAACCCATCCAGCCCGCCAATTCCCGGGCAGCAGTCCCGCGCAAAAGGTTCATCAATCGCTCTCGTTCTGCCCGTTGAGTATTCGACGGCCAGCTGGCGCCGGGCTCTGCTGTCGCTGGAAGAGCATCAGAAAGCGTGGCTGCTGTGGAACTACAGCGACAATATCCGCTTTGAGTATCAGGTAGCGATAACACAGTGGGCATGGGAAGAATTCCGTGATCAACTCGGCGCTAAGAAAGTGGCCGGCAAGACGATGGAGCGGCTGAAGAAACTGATATGGCTGGCGGCGCAGGACGTGAAAGCAGAGCTGGCGGGTAAGTATGGATATCAGCATCAGGACCTTGCAGCCCTGTGTGGCGTTAAGCCTGATAACTGGTGCCATAACTACGCTGATTACTGGCGGGCTATGTGCGCCAATTTTAAGCGGCTTGATAGCGACTCTCTTCTCTGTGCAGTGAGAACACGATCACAACAAAAAGCGACTTTTTCGCAGCAGGGTCTTGCAAAAGTCAATTAAATACGTCATATTTGAGTCTACTTTGATATGCTGCCTTAACTTTAAGTGGCGGCATGAAGATGATAGTCACATACCAGTTTGTAAAATTAGCCTCGGCATCCCGCCGGGGCTTTTTTATGCCTGCGATCCGGTCAGGGCTCTTGGGTAGAGACGTGCTGCACGACACGTCGACACCCGCCGCGCAAGAGCCCTGAACCAGATTGTTGGTTCAGCCAGCACAAGATAATGGCCTGACCTGATGACGGGCTCATAATCCAATCCATCAGGGCGTTGTTGGCGCAACGCAACAGGCCGCCAGATATGGAGCACGGGCATTATCGCCTAAAATAAGTTCTCCCCCGGTGCCAGATTGATCGACTGGCCGTTGCTCCACGAAACGGAGCCCATAACAGGTAAGGGCATTGTAAGTAGCATATCTGGGAAATGCGGCTTATGCAGATGCGGTTCGATTCCGCCGCAGTGCTCTTTCCGTTGTGGTGAATGCGTAGGCTGATACGTTAGAGACGGCACCCCTTGATGAGGACAGCGCTATCTCTGGAGAATAGTCTTGGGTACGTGTAATGCCAGAGAAAGCCGGAGAAACCAGCACCGGCCATCACAACCTCATCCCTCTACCTTGGGACCATTACGGCTAGCGCGCCGTCACTTTTACCCTTGGTATTTCTTCCCGCCTTGAGCGGGTTTTTATTTGTTAATGCCAATTTTTTCAGAAATCGACTCATCGCCTCATTGATTAGAGGGTGGGGCGTACCCATATTACAAAAGGGGAATCCACCCCATTTTGCTAGAGGCAGGATTATGAATAGCGCTAACCGTAACAGGACTATCACAATTGCTGAGGCGGTTATTGCCGCAGATAAGAAGGATAAAACTGTTTATCCAGCATCAAGCCTGGTTGAAATCTGGAACGCAAAATACAATATGGTTCCACCGAACGAGTTACCTGCTTTAAAGAATCAAGTAGAGCTTGAAGTCGCTGCTATCCGCGGTGCTGAAGTTGCGGACTATAGCATTGGCTTGGTTCCTTATGGCAATTTCCGCCTTGCCACTGTTTTTGGCAGCCACATGCCCGCTGAACCAGATTTCAACGAGAACTAATTAAAGTCATTCTCGTTTCTAAAGGCCCTGCTCGGGGCCTTTTTAAGCCTGTAATACAAAAAACTCAGTGCTCCTATCTTTTGTGGTGTAGTTCAGTGCATTAGAGCATCACATCGTCGTATTGCATAAATTGAAAACCATCAAGCCTCAGCACTCGCTGGGGCTTTTCTATTTGCGCCGCCAGAACGTCACTCACTCTGTGCTTTGTCGTAAATCCATCTGGCGGCCATTCCCCATACAGGGCTCACTTGCGACGGTTCATAACCCAATCGCAGGGCGCTTGCGCAGAGCCAGCACATTTATTCACACAGCTTCCCGATCTTTCATCGGAGGCGGTAACTATGGCTAAACGTATGCAAGACAAAGAGAGCATTGCCGGGATGTCCTGGCTGGTTCTGCTGATCATTGCTTGCTGGGGTGGACTTGTCCGCTACCTGATAGATGTGAAGCAGAGCAAGGCAACATGGAGCTTGATCAATGCTCTTGCCCAAATGGTGGTTTCAGGGTTTACCGGCGTTATTGCTGGCCTGGTGAGCATTGAAAGCGGATTGAGCATTTACATGATACTGGCCACTTCCGGAATTAGCGGGGCAATGGGTTCTGTTGCTTTGACCTATTTCTGGGAGCGCATTACCGGAGTTAAGGCGCCATGACAGCAGATCAGATTATCGAGGGCATTCTCGGTAAAGAATGGGGTTACGTAAATAACCCGAATGATAAAGGCGGCCCTACGCGCTGGGGTATCACTCAGAACACTGCCCGCGCGTATGGCTATAGCGGTGATATGAAGGAGTTACCACGGGAAACCGCCAAAGCCATTTACCTCTCGCAATACTGGACTGAACCGAAGTTTGACCGCATCGCCGAGTTGTCGCCAGCTATTGCGCAGGAGTTATGTGATACCGGTGTGAACATGGGCCCGGGTGTCGCCAGTACATTCCTGCAGCGCTGGTTATCAGCTCTGAATATGCAGGGCAAGCTCTATCCGGACCTGAAGCCGGACGGCGCGATAGGCAACATCACTATTGCAGCGCTGAAAAGTTATCTCGCTGTTCGTGGCAAAGACGGCGAAGCCACGCTGCTGAAGGCGCTGAATTGCAGCCAGGGCGCCCGCTATCTTGAGCTTGCTGAAGCTCGGGCGGCAAATGAAGATTTTCTCTATGGTTGGGTAAAGGAAAGAGTGGAACTATGAACTATCTCATTAATCGGCTGAAAGAGCCGTCAACCTGGCGCGGCATCATTCTTGTTGTTGCTGGCGTATTTGGTTATCAGCTGCCTCCGGGCATTCAGGAAACCGTCATTGCTGGAGGCGTAGCGCTTGCTGGCGTAGTTGGTGCGGTGATGCCGGACAGCGTCAAGAAGTAACACGCTATGCTGATACTCTTCATTCTCCTGTCGATCTGGCTCTATCGACTGCCGGAGAAGTCTGGCTGGTTTAAGGTCAGCCATAGCATCTCAATGCTGGCGCTCGAAGATGAGCATCCGGCACGCAGTAAGGGGCTGCGCTGAGATAAGAGCCAGCATTACAGAAGCCATTCCGGAGAGTGGCTTCGATAATGTGGCATTAAGATTACTGATTCTCAGTAATCATACTTGGCGAGAGAGGTTCCGCTGAAAAAACCTGATTTCCGTTCATCTTTAACGAACCATTCGCAATAATATTGACCTCTTTCATCATCAAAGTAGCTTACGGTCATCAGCGGTCCACCAGACTTTAGTTGGACAACAGTGCCATCTTCCAATTTTTCAGACATTTAATCCTCCATATCAAAATAGTAATGCATGGTCATAACTTACAAATTAGGGTTGATCTGTCACTAGTACCCCATTGATTTGCATAACCAATATGTACTGACAATTTCATAAAGGCTAGGGATATTTATGGCAACACCAGATTGGGAGGCCATCGAATCGGCTTACCGAGCTGGCTTGATGTCTATCCGCGAAATAGCTTCACAGCATGGCATCACCCACACCGCGATAAACAAGCGTGCTAAGAAAGAAGGGTGGGAGCGAGACCTCAAGGCGAAGATTAAGGCCAAGGCCGAATCACTGGTTTCCAAACGGGAGGTTTCCAAGCGGGTTTCCAGCGAAAGGATGGTTTCCGAAAGGCAACTCATCGAAGCCAATGCCGAGGTGATCGCCAACGTCCGCATGGAGCATCGTGGCGACATTCGCCGCGCTCGCAATATCGCTAATTCATTATTTGATGAACTCGAAGCAGAATGCGCCGACGTGCCAGCACTTCAGCAGTTGGGCGAACTGATGTACCAGCCCGACGATAAAGGCTATGACAAGCTCAACGAGATTTATCATAAGGTCATCAGCATGCCGGGCCGAGTGAAGTCGATGAAAGATTTATCCGACACCCTCAAAACGCTGATTGGCCTTGAGCGACAGGCATACGATATCGACGGTGCAACTGGCGATGAGTCAACGAAGAAACTTTCCGATTTGATGGATGATTTAGCCAAGGGGTAACCATGAAGCCAGAACACCTCGAGCTTCTGCGTGACAAGCTCTGGCGTCTGAATAACCTCTACTGGATCACCGACAAAGAAGGCAAGCCAGCCCGGTTCAAGATGACGCCGGAGCAGCTCGAATACTTCGAGGGCATGCACAACCGCAACATCATTCTGAAAGCACGCCAACTCGGCTTCACCACTGAAGTCTGCATCATTCAGCTCGACGCAGCTCTGTTTGAGTCGGCAAAGTGTGCATTGATCGCCCACACGCTGAATGATGCAAAGCGCCTGTTTCGTGAAAAGGTGAAGTACGCCTATGACAAGTTGCCGGCCGAGATAAAGGCGGCCAATCCGGCGAGCAACGACTCAGCCGGCGAACTGGTCTTTAAGAAGGGCGGATCACTCTACGTCAGCACCTCATTTCGTGGCGGTACGCTGCGTTACCTGCACGTTTCCGAGTTCGGGAAGATATGTGCCAAGTATCCGGATAAGGCCCGTGAGATCGTCACTGGTGCGTTTGAAGCGGTATCGACTGGATGCTTCGCTACCATCGAGAGCACCGCAGAGGGCCGGGCTGGTTACTTCTTCGATTACTGCCAGACGGCAGAGAAAGCGCTGCTGCAGGGTAAGCCGTTATCTGCGCTGGACTGGAAGTTTTTCTTCTTCTCCTGGTGGAAGAATCCACAGTACGCAATTGACACGGTAGAACCGCTGCCGGCCCGCCTGCTTGAATACTTCGCGGAGATGGAGGCGAAACACGGCGTAGTCGTTAACGAACGGCAGAAGGCGTGGTATTACGCCAAAGAAAAGACGCTCGGCGACGACATGAAGCGCGAATACCCGACCATTCCTGCAGAGGCGTTCCAGCAGTCGGTCGAGGGCGCGTACTACGCCAAACAATTCCGCTGGCTCTACACCAACAAGCGGATCGGGCAAATTCCGGATAACTCACATCTACCGGTTCACACGTTCTGGGATATTGGTGTGGGGGACTCCACGGCGATCTGGTTCGTTCGCGAGGTAGGCGAAGAGTTCCACGTCATCGACTACTACGAAAACTCTGGCGAGGGGCTTAGGCACTACATGAAGGTGCTCAAAGACCGCGGCTATGAGTACGGTGAGCACTGGGGCCCGCACGACATTGAGAACCGCGAGTTTGCTGCTGATGCGAAGTCTCGCAAGGAGCTGGCGCGCGAGGGCTACGAGATTGATGGCAGGATGTATTCGATGAACTTCCGCGTTGTGCCGAAAGCGGGGATCGACACCGGCATCGAGTCGGTGCGTGAAATCCTCAAGTCCTGCGTTTTCGATGAGGAAAAGTGTGCTGTTGGCATCTCCCACCTTGAAGGTTACCGCAAGGAGTGGGACGACAAGCGCGGCTGCTGGAAAGACAAACCCCTTCACGACTTCACATCGCACGGCGCCGACAGCTTTCGTTACTTTGCCGTGGCGAAGAACAACCGCAAGCAGGTCGGCACAGTATTCTTCTAAGGAGCATCGCCAGTGAGCGAACAAGATAACGGCCTTCAACTGGCTGTGAACAACCTCGCCACTGAAATGAGGCGAGCGAATTACCTGAATGCCATCGGTATCGGCGGGGGCAACACCAAGCGCCCGACGCTCTATCAGGAGTTTGGCTACCCGCGAAGCATTTCCTTCCATGACTTTTACAACATGTACCGGCGCAACGCCGCAGGCTTCGCTGTTGTGCATCGCCTTCTTGATGGATGCTGGCAGGACTATCCGGTCATCGTTGACGGTGATGAGTCCCAGGAGGCAAAGAAAACCAACCCGTGGGAAAAGAACGTCACCAGGTTCATGAAGAAATGGTGGCCGAAGGTGAAGGATGCCGATCGCCGCAATATGGTCGGGCGTTACTCCGCACTGCTGCTGCAGGTGAAAGATAACAAGCCATGGAGCGATCCAGTAGATACCAGGCTGGTGAAATCCCTGGGCGAGTCAGCGCTGGTAAAACTTATCCCGGTATGGGAGCCGCAGTTAACTGTCGCAGAATGGGATAACGATCGCCAGTCCGAGACGTTCGGCCAGCCGAAGATGTTCAACTTCAACGAGCAGCCGGTTGGAGACGAGGCTTTCGTCGGACCCACGCGCGGTGAGCCAGTGCATCCGAGCAGGGTGATCCTGTTCTGCGAAGGCTCAGAGGATGACAACGTTCTGTCGGGAATCCCGCTTCTTGAGGCCGGATACAACAAAGGACTCGACCTTGAGAAGATTTCCGGTGGTGGCGCTGAGGGCTTCCTGAAAAATGCCAGCAGGCAGATCGCGGTCGAGTTCAGCAAAGAAACCGACATGGCCACACTGTCCGATCTGGCGAAGAAGGCTGGTTATGCTGACCTCGGCGAAGCTATGGGCGACAAGGTCAACAAGCTTAACCGCGGCACCGATGCGGCGGCGGTTATGCAGGCCGGGCAGATGCACGTTCTGAGCGTGACACCAGGCGACCCGTGGCCGACGTGGGAGGTCACCGCGAACGAACTGGCGGCGTCAGTGCAAATCCCTTTCACCATCCTGTTTGGACAGCAGACCGGGCGTCTGGCGAGCGATGAGGATAAAACCGACTGGGCCATTCGCCGCAATACCCGCCGCAACGGCTTCCTGACCGACAGAATCACAGCCTTGCTGGAACGCTTCTGGACCCTGGGCATTATCGATCCGCCGACAAATGGAGAGGTCACCATTTCATGGACCGACCTGCTGGCTCCGGGCGAGAAAGAGAAAATCGAGAACGCTTCGAAACTGGCTGATATCGTCCAGAAAACGTCGGGCTTCTATGGTGGCGAGCCGCCATTCACGGCCAACGAACTTCGCGAGATTGTAGGCCTCGACCCTCTGCCTGAGCCAAAGCAACCACCTAACCCGAATGACAAGGTGACAACCGATGATCCACTGGCCGATGACACCGGAGCAGACGGCAAAGGTGGGGCTGCCGATAGTTCCGCGCAGCAAGGTTGACCCGACTCGATCAGCGAAGCAGGTCAGCGCGATGTTCCGGGATATCGAGGATCGTTATCTTGGCATCAAGCACGCTCTGAAAGCACTGTTTGACCAGCGCCTGACCGGGAGAGAGCGAGAGGTTAACAGCCACAACTGGCATTTCCTGTGTCACGTTAACGGTGCAGAGCCAATGCTCTACCAGGTCAACGCTGGCAAGTTCATCTACGACATGTCAGCGCAGGAACTGGCCGAACTGCTTGAAGCGGTACAGGTTATTCTCGACGATTACCTGCTGGAAGGCGGCGAACAAAACCTCTGGGCGATGGATTACGTCGCCGCAGAGGCGCAGCGCGGCATGCTGGAGGCATTCAACAACCTGTCACAGCAGTCTCAGGTCTACGCCAGCCAGACGACGCTACAGCAGCTTTTAAGCAGCCCTGCATACCAGAACCAGATCGCCAGTGCCTACATCAGCACGTATAGCGACTGGAAGCTGGAAGCTGACCGGGCGCGCGGTGACCTGGCGAACATCATCGCGGATGCCGTTGGGCGCGGTGTGAATCCCCGAGAAACCGCGCAGGTGATAAGCAAGCGCCTAGATGTCTCTATGGGCCGCGCAAAGACTATCGCTCAGACTGAGCAGGTCGGCGCGCTGCGCCAGGCACAATGGAACGAAACGGACTGGGCGGCGGATCGGCTAGGGCTGAATACTGGCTTGCTGTGGCTGTCAGCGCTCAAACCGACGACGCGCAGCTGGCACGCCAGCCGTCACGGAAAGGTCTACACCACCGAGCAGGTGCGAGACTTCTACGCCGAGAACGGAAACCGGTACAACTGCTATTGCAGCCAGATTCCGGTGCTGCTTAACGACGACGGCAGCATTTTCAATCAGGGGTTAGCTGAGAAGCTGGAGAAAGAGCGTAAACAGTGGAAGAATTAGCCTATCTAACAACAGCAGTGAGAGGGGTTAATGAAAGATTTCTCGGCTTTAGACTCATGGCTTAAGGTTTCAACGTGGGACAGCCTGCATCCAAAGGATGATGAGCGATTTTACAAGGCCGTCTACAGCATGATCAGGTCCAACGATGAATTGGTTGACTCCAATGCAGTCAAGAATTACATCCTTCATTTTTTTGGTAAAACTGATGAAAATACATACCACCTAGAGAAGGCATCGCTTTTTGCAAATCGTTACGATGTGATTTGCAATTTCATATACGAAAATAAAATAGCCCTTTAGTAATTGATGAGGTCGCTTCGGCGGCCTTTTTTATTGCCTGAAATCCAACAGTGGTGCCCATATGAGCAGCGTATATTTCGAATCGAAGCGACATGGCGATATCTCATGCACGCACGTTAAGATCGGCGGCGTCGAAGCGATGATGAAGCAGGTAGGTGATCGCAAAGTCATTAAGTCATAAGGTCGCGGCAACGTGCGCCAAGTAAAAGCTATCGTCAGAGCGTTACACAAAACTATCCAATAACGAGGACCCAGCATGAAACGCAACCGCGTTAACGTGCTGACCGTCGTCAACTCCGCTTCAAACATCACCACTGAAACCATCGACGGCAAGCCACATATCGTGGTTCGCGGCATCACGCCTGTCGTGGACGATATCGTGATGAACCGGAAGTTGTACCCGGCAGCAGAAATCGAAAAGGCCTACAACACACTCGAGCGTAACCCGATGCCGCTGGGCCACCCGAAGGTTGACGGCAAGCATGTGTCTGCTCGCGATGTTCGGGCGGTGAATGAATATCACGTAGGCGCATGGCTGCAGAACGTCAGCCACGAAGGTGGGAAGGTGACGGGTGATATGTACGTTAACCGCCAGTACGCCGAGTCAAGCGAGAAGGGCAAGCGCCTGATTAATCGCCTTGATGAGATGATCGCCGGTACCAACTCAGAACCCATCCATATCTCTACCGGACTCCTATATTCCGGCATTGCCGCTAATGGTGAGTCGAAGGGCAAGAAGTACAACGAGATCGCCACCAACATGATGTTTGACCATGTGGCGGTGCTGCTCGATGAGCCTGGCGCCGGAACTCCGGAAGAAGGCGTGGGCATCTTCGTCAACTCAGAAGGTCATGAGCAGCAGATCGAAGTTGCTCGCCTTGCTGATGGTATTGACTGCACCCGCGAAGGTCTGCTCAACAAGACCAAATTCTTCTTCACCAACGCCTCCAACTTCTCTTTTGACGACATTTCACGCGCTATCAGCGACAAGCTGCGTGAGGGTGACACAGAAGATAAGTGGCTATGGCCAGAAACGGTGTGGCCAGACAGCTTCATCTACCGCGATGAAGCCAAGTATTTCAAACAGAAGTACCTCATCGATGACGACGGCAAAGCCGTGTTTGTCGGCGAACCTGTAGAAGTCGTGCGCAAACCCATTGAGTACGAGATTAAAACCAACGGAGAGAACGATCCGATGAAAGAACTGATTATCAATGCGCTCCAAGCCGCGGGTAAGCCGACTGAAGGCAAGTCCGATGTCGAACTGATGGACGCATACAACCAGATGAAGGCCGAAGAGGTCACCGCCAAGAAAAAAGGCGATGAAGAAATCGACCCGACCACCGGCGCAACCAAGAAGACGGAACAGGCCGCCAACAATGAAGAGATGCCAGCCTGGGCAAAAGCTCTGACCGATCAGGTTATGGCGCTTAACAGCAAGATCAACGCGAGCTCGGAAAGCGAGAAGAGCAACATGCGCGCAGCGGTAAAAGCCAAATTTGGCATGACCGATATCGCTGTAAACGCACTGGACGGCGATCCTCTGAAAGAGCTGTTTGCTCAATGCCAGACTTCAACCGGCCTGAATGGCGCTTTCCGCCAGGCTACCAACACCCAATCAGTCAGCGAAATGCCGGAGTAAAAAATGGCTAAAGACGGAAAACACGTAATTCACGCCGGTGGCGTATTCCCTAATCCGCTGCTCAACCGTGAAGGCCGCGCCACTGCGGTCAAGCCCGGCACCCTGGGCTTCTTCGATGCTGGCGTCTTCAAGGTGTCGGTAGATGGTAGCGAGACAGCAATTATCTATGTCGCTGACTTCGATTATCTGCGCTGCAAAACGGTAGATGACACGTTTGCTGTCGACGATCTTCTGGTTGGCATCCATCCGCTGCCTGGCATGTTCCTGAACGTGCGCGCAGCGGCCGGCACCTACAAAAAAGGCGACGCTCTCTCAATCGTTAATGGCCAGGTTAAGAAGTGGGCCACCGGTGAAAACGATCGCTGCTATTGCGACGAAGAGCGCTCAATTACCGCCGCTGCTGGCGATCTCATTCGCGTAGTGATCAAGTAAGGAGTCACTGAATGCTTGTTTATTCTAAATCGCTGGGCGAAAAGACCGGCAACCTGGCCGTGAACCAATACCAGTTCGGTATGCTGACTATGGAGCGTAATGCCGCGCTGAACCATCAGGGCGTCAACGTTATGCAGGAGATCGCCGACCGCCTTAATGCTGTTAACCATCTCAACGGCATCAACGCTGTTCGCTCACCTGCTGACCTGTACAAGGCCTTTGACCAGACCGTGCTGCGTCAATTCCAGCCGAACACTGAGTTCACGCTGTTTAACGACCTGATGCCGCTGTCACGTTCGGTGCGCATCAATCAGACGGTGTATGAATACGCCAAGTCTGGCGGCCGCGTGTGGGCTCACACCTCCATGTCAGGCCAGATCGGCGCTGCGCTGGATGCTGTGCAGTACCAGTACGACGGTACTATGGTTCCGGTGCACGATACCGGCTTCAAGTTCCACTGGCGTGAGCCTCGTCTGAACAACCCGGATGCGTTCGACATCATCTCTGACGCTCAGTTTGAGTCAACCAACGAAGTGCGCCGCCAGTATGTGGATTACATCTACAACGGCTATCGCGACGCGGAAGGTAACTACATCAAGTTCGACGATAAGACCTGGAAGGGCCTGAAGAACGACGAGCGTGTAGCGATGGTTGACCTGGGCACATCTGGACTGAATATCGACTTCACCAGCGCATCCGCCACTGCTGAGCAGATCCGTAACGCAGCAATTAAGCTGCGCGACACGCTCAAACTGACCAACAATCAGTACGCCGAGCAGACCTGGTATGTGTCGAGCGCCATCATTTCCAACCTGGAGCGCTACTTCAGCGACAACTATCAGTCCGACACCATTCTGCAAGAGCTTCTGAAGTTGTCCGGCATTGCCGCGATTAAAGAAGACGCTCAGCTGACCGGTAACCAGATCCTGATTGTCCCGCTTACCGCTGGCGTGATTGCTCCGATTGTAGGCCAGGCTTTCGGCACCGTTGCCGATCCGCGTCCGTTCTACAACAGCGATTACATCTGGCGTACCTGGGGCGCTGCTGGCCTGATGGTTAAGACCGACATCAACAGCAAAAAATCAGTCATCTACGCACACAGCTAAGGGGCGGTAAATGGCACTGGTAAAAGTGATTAGCGATAACCTTTTCTCCGGTGCCAATCTCCAGAAACTGGAGGTTGGTGCTCAGGTTTCGGTAAGCGGCGATGTCGCTAAGCGTTGGGTAGCCGCTGGTCTGGTTGAAATCATTAGTGATGACGATCAGGTGCTGGAAGTGGCCACACCTCGCAATGATGCTGAAGAGCAAGCAGAGCAGCAGGAAGAATCTGCCAGCAAATCGAAGAAGGCGAAATAACCATGGCTGACCCAATCACAGCGGCAGACGTGCAGGCGTTCCTCGGTGAATTGGGTTACTCCATCCCGGCCGCTCTGCTCGATCCTATTCTCTGCGTGGTGAACAAGATTATCCCGTGCCTCGATGGTGCGGGATATGACGACTGTTCGGCAAAGCTCATCCTGATGTATGCCGCTGCGCTCATGGCGACGTCTTCCGGCGCCCGCCGCATCAAATCGCAGGGTGCTCCGTCTGGCGCGTCCCGCTCGTTCGATTACGGAGACGATGGCATCACCTGGCTGCGTGACTCGCTGGCGAAACTGGATACCAGCGGCTGCACCAGTGAACTACCGATCAGCGCCGGCAACAGTGTGGGCCTGTTTATGGTGGTCGGGGGCTGCTGATGGCGTGGGTTTCAGTTCAGCAACGGCTGCCGCGGACGTTTACCCGGGTGTGGGTGATCACCGATACCGGCCAGCAAACGACGGCGTACGTGAAAAGCGACGGCGAGTGGTTCATCAACTGCGACCGCATACGCGCCACAGGCGCCGTTGTGTTGCGATGGAGGGATGACTGATGTCTTCGGTTGCTAATTGGTCATACACCGCGACGGCGACAATCTGGCGGCGTATACGCGATGCTGACGGTAGTGATACCGACGGCGGAGGTCAGCCGTACGGGTGGGAAGCACCGATCGCTATCCTCTGCGACTACCAGGGTGGTCTCTCTGCAAAAATCGGAGACCTTGGCCGGGAGATCGTGGTTAAAAACACGATATGGACCGAGTACGCAACGGCGCGGGAAGGGGATTACATCCTGATTGGCGCGTCGACCGATGCAGCACCACCGGATGAGGCCGACGAGATACGGCAGATCGTCCAGTTCGCAGATACGTTCGAGCGACTGGCGGACGATTTCGCACTGATTACGGGAGTCTGATTATGGGCGTTAAAGTTCGCGGCATCCGACAGGCCAAGGCCAACCTCGAGCGCATCATCAAAGACGTCCAGGGGCGTAAAGTCGTGCGGGCAATCCAGTCTGCGATGCTTATCGGCAGCGCGCAGGCAGCACTTTACACTCCGATCGATACGTCGACGCTCATCAACAGCCAGTTCCGCGAAATCATGGCTAACGGCACCAGGGTAACCGGGCGCGTTGGTTACTCCGCCAACTATGCGGTTTATGTTCACGACCCGGCAGTGAAACAGAACTTCACGCGAGCAACGGCCCGCAAGGAGTTCTTAACGAAGGGCTTCGAGGATACCCGCAGCCAGATTGACGCGGTGGTGAAGAAGGAGCTTTCGCTATGACCCCTCCGATGTATATGCGCCTCAAAGACCTCTTTGTGGCTGAGGGGCTTACCGCGGGGTTTAAGGTCCAGTGGCGGCAATGGCGCGACACCGGGAAAGATACTGATCAGTTCATCGTGTTCCGGCCTTCCGGCGGTACCAATATTGAGTACGACCGCGGCGGAGACTGGTATGTGATGGTTGATGCGATCTCCTCGAAGGCCAATCCCGATGCTGCTGATGCCGCGGTAAACGCCATTGTCGAGTATATCAGCGCGCAATCCGGCGCCGATGATTGCGTTGGCGCGCTGCGGCTTGTCGGCAATGTCCCGGCTCCGATCCCCACCGAAGAGGGCAGATTAGTAACCCGGCTACTCGTCTCCTGCACATACGGCGAATAATCGTCAGAATCAACCATCAGGCTGCCATATGGCGGCCTTTTTTAATTGAGAGGCATACATGCAAGGCTGCGCTAATGACACCGGCAAGCTGATTGGTAAGGTGGCCGTGCTCCGCATGGCTTTTGGCTGTGCTGATACGGTTCCTGCGCTTTCCGAATGGAAGCGACTCGGCGCCATGACCACCAAGGGCTTTGACTACTCCATGAATACCGTCACCTCTGAGGCTGACGATACGAAAGGTCTGGTTGAGAATCTGGTCAACAACATGGACTTCACCATCTCCGGAGAAGGTGAGTTCCGCAAGAAAGACAAGACGACGGAAGTCGGCGCTATTGCCATCTCGAAATATATTTTCGATGAAGTGCAGGCCGGCCGTCAGCCGACAGTCTGGGTCCGCTTCGACTTCACTGGTGAAGACGCTGGAACTTATATCATGGGCTACTTCAACACCACCTCCTGGTCTGGTGATTTCGGCACTTCGGATATTTCCACCTTCTCCGGAGAGTGGAAAGTAGCTGATGCAGACACCGTGGTGTTTGAGGTCGCTCCGCCGGCGCTGGCGTTTACCACCAACCTGCCGACGACCAAGAGCGTGGCGGCCGGATCGGCTCTGAATATGTCGGTCGTGGTTGAGGGTGGTACAGCGCCTTACACCTACGTCTGGAAGAAAGACGGCACGGTTGTCAGCGGGCAAACAACGGCGACCTTCAACAAGGCCAGCGCTGCTTCCGGTGATGCCGGGGTTTATACCTGTGAAGTCACCGACTCTTCCGCGACACCAGTCAAGATCACGTCTGCATCCTGCACGGTCACTATCAGTTAACCGCCAGGCCATTTCGTGAATAGTACAAAGGGCGTTCTGCGCCCTTGATACTGTTTATGGAGCGACTATGACCCCGATTAAAGAATTAGGCGAATGCGTTATCGGTACCGGTGACCGGGAATTCTTTTTCCGGCCGTCGTTTCGCAACATGGCGCGAATCGGTGAGCCAGAGGAAATTGTCCAGGCGTTCTATGACCTGTGCAATGACGAGGCGACGCCATTCGCGCAGCGAGCAGCTGAGGCCTATATCCGCGATGAGTACAGTCGCCTTCCTGATTGCGTCCTGCGGTTTATGCAAAGCGGGCTCCTGTCACGCAAAGCGATCATGGCTGCTCACACGGTACTGACAGCATGTTGTGACGATGATATCGGCGATTTGGTTGGATGGATGAAGCCGGGGAAATCACGCAAGCGTGGCTTTGTCTGGCGCCCGGGCAGCATGCCGCCGGAAAGTATGGTCATTGTCGCGCAAAACCTGATGATGCACGGCATCATCGGCAAAGCGAAGGTGCGTAAGCTGCAGCGTTACGAAACGAACGAGACAACCGCAGAATTCCGCGCCGCCGACTACATCATGGCTGCGCGCAACCATTTCGGTATGAGTCGGGAAGAGGCCGAGAACCTCACAATGACCGAATTTGCATTGCTGCTTAACGCCAAATACCCAAATCAGAACGGCTTCACGCGCGAAGAGTACGACACAGTCATGGACGAAGACGATCGCCGCTGGCAGGCGATGATGGAGCAGGAGCATTCCAGGACAAACCCCAAGAAGAATTAACCTCAGCACTAACCGAATATCAGCCTCGCATCCGCGGGGCTTTTTTATATCCGTTTGTTCGTGAACGGCTAATGCCGAATCACTTCTGACGCGCCTCGCACGCGCATTTAACACAGAACCTTTCAGGATGACCCTTGAGGATGCCGGCTGGCTGTCGGTGCCCTTCTGTGGGCCGGTTTCCTGTGCGACAAGGTTCATCACTAAAAGGTAATACCGATATGTCTAATATCATCCCTATGAATTACGATGACCGTTCATTTCCTTTTGCTTCTGATTGCTGGTTCAATGCCACGGTTGCGGCAAAACACCACGGAAGGAAAGTTACTGAGTGGTTGCGCCTTCCTTCCACAAAAGAATATATGGCTGAGTTATGCCAAGAGCTTGGTATAGAAGGGTTTAATTTTAAAGGTGGGATTTTCCCACCTTTAGTTCGTATTGAAAAAGGTCGCTACGGCGGGACCTGGCTTCATCCGGAGTTGGCGGTGGAATTCGCCCGCTGGTTGTCAGTAAAATTCGCCCGCGCCTGTGATCGTCATATTAAAAATCTGCTGCTGAGTAAAAACTTCCAGCTCACCGAAGATCAGATTGTCGGCCTGATGGTGTGCCAGCAACCAACGTCCTGGGAGAAGCGCTTTAAAGACCCGTTCTATCAAGCACTGTCGAAAATGTCCGGCCTTCCTTACTTTGGTCATGTCGGTGGTTGCCCAGCTCTGTTCGGGCAGATCACCTCTCGCTGGGTGTACGGTGTAGCACTTCCTGATTATGTCTATCAGGCAGCCAAACAAGCAGCCGGGGACAGCAAGGAGAAGATTCACCAACATCTTAAGCCTGATGCACTGGAGAAGGTCGAGCTGCAACTGATCGCCGTTACCAACATTGCCAGTTGCAGCATTGACCAAAAGGATTTCGAAGCCCGCTGCATGGCTGCGTTTCCCGTTAAGGGTCAGATGAAACTGCTGTATGCGGCGGCGTGACCATGAATAACCGAATCGTTGAATGCGCCTCCAGAGCGGGGCGCGACTCATAAAGGACTACAGACCTGATTTAGTTCCAGACGGGTGGTGATGGGGGTTGTATGACAGAGCGCGATATATCTAACCCAATACCAAGGGAAAATTACATAGATGAACATCATAATGTGAATGATTATTTTCCTCTGGAGATCATTACTGTGGAAAATAAATCTCTTGCAAGACGATTTTCTAGCGGAACCATTGCTATTTCAGAGGATGAGATCACCCAAGGAGATTGATCGGTTATCCTGCTTAAAAACGCAGGAGTTGGCATGGAAACCGAATACGATTTCAAGGCAGGAACATACGACATAGCCAAGCATGAGGCTGGTCACTGGTTGTGTGCAATGGCGTTGGGGTGGGAACCAAGGAGCATTCATATTATGGTTCCTGAACACGCGAATGGTCATTATGGCTATGCACTTACCAGTCGCCGAGAACACTTACAAAGCCTTGAAGACGTAAGGTTTTACGCAATGAACAGAGTTAAGGTGCTGTACGCAGGAGTGAACGCTCAGCATTTTAATGGAAGTGTATTTGACGGTGATTCTATCCGCGCCGATATGTCCCGAGGTGGTGGTGCAAATACTGATTTCCTGAAGGCCGAAGAAATATACTTTTTCTATTATAACTGCTTAAGCAACCCCAAAGGGTGGGAGGATGAATTTCATCCGTTAATCCTTGATGTGCAGCTTCTCATCAGGATGAATTACGATTTTATCTTAGCTGTTGCTAACCGGATGATGGCCATGGCGAGTGCGCCAGGCGAGGAGATCCTTTTAACTGGGGGAGAGTTGACCAGTATCTACCATTCCTGTGATGTCAGGCTGGCTTCATTTTTACCAGAATAGCCGCTTAACTGCGGGTTTTGTCGTATCGCTCCCCCTCTGCTACGATTGCCGCATCATTTACTGATGGGGATAGGGATATGCGAATTTTTATTGCACTTAGCCTTTTAATGGTCTCAGGCGCAGCCGTGGCTAGTGAAAAGTTAGTATGTGAGTATGCAGTGGGGGCGTTGTCTACACCGCCAAATCTGCTCACTAAAGGTAATGCGAATGTGATATTCGATGGAAAATCCTTTACGGCATATAGGCTGGATGGTTCTTTTGTTGTAACCCCACCATTGACTGAAAAGAAGGATGGGATGATTTTTGTTGATGATAAAACAAAGGTCTTTGCTGCCAGTCTGGACAGATCTAACTTTGCAGTGTCTGACAGAATAAAAAAAACCACGGAGCAGTGGGCTAAATGTTCGGGCGGGAGTTCTTACAGCAATGAAAGAGATCAAATATCAGGCTCACCGGTAAGCACGTCTGAAATTGAAAAGATAAAAAGATTGCCCGGCATTGCTGAATTACATTGTTCTAACTTTATTGATAAAAGATACTCTCAATCCAAAAATATATTCTATAAAATAAAACCCAGTATATTCGCTAAAATGCCGTTAGTTTCTGGTGGGGATATTACCTGTGAGGTGTCAAGTAATATATGGAACTGGAATGAAACAAATGTAATGGCAGTAGAGCATGGTCTTATTGATCGCATACCTTATACATTATATCACTCAGACGGTTCAGGGAATGTTGGCGTGGCAGATCAGGCGTGGTCGTTCGGGTGCGTAAAAGATTCAATGACGGATAAAAAACAATGCGAGATAACCAATGAAAGCATTAGGATAATTAAAAAGGCAAAAGGATACTCAGCTATTGTAGGTAATGAGCATTTCCCAGGGCGAAGTGCATATATAAGAGTTGGGCAAGGTAAGCCCATTGCCTCCGGCGATAATGGCTACTTTCCGAATGTCACAGGAATTGTCGGCAGCATCAATGGCGGTACAAAGTTGCTCACAAGGTATACCAAATGGCCTTATGATTATGTTGTTGATACTGAGGTTAATACAATTGGATTTGAGCAAGCAAATTTTCTTTTAGGTAAGACATTGTCAGTATACTAAGAGCTAATATGTAATTAACTTAGAACCTCGCTCCGGCGGGGTTTTTTTATTGTCCGGAGAAAGATATGGCAGAGAACGCTGGCGGCATTTATTACGACATTGAGATGGACATACAGGGCCTTCTTGTAGCCCAGCAGCGCGTTAACCAGCGTCTTGATCTGATGGAGCGCGGATTCGATGGTACAACACGAGCCGTGAATAACACTGAGCGTTCTATGTCTAGCCTGTCAGGCGTAGCCGTTGCTTTGGCCGCTGCTCTTTCTGTAAAGCAAGTTTCCGAATATGCAGATGCCTGGGCAACTGTAAATAACAAGCTGGCTAACTCACTGCGGCCTAACGAGCAACTTGCTGATGTAACAGAACGCGTATTCAACATTACACAGCAAACGAGAGGCAGTTTAGATGCCACAGCATCGTTGTATGCACGACTGGAAAGAGCGACAAGGCAGTACGGGACCAGCGCAGATGATCTGGCGAAGTTAACCACAATTATAAACCAAGGGTTCGTTGTATCAGGTGCCACGGCGCAAGAGGCCGAGAACGCGATTATTCAGTTGTCGCAGGGCCTTGCTTCTGGAGCTTTACGCGGCGAGGAATTCAACTCTGTAAACGAACAGGGAAACCGCCTGATTGTTGCTCTTGCTGACTCGATGGGCGTTAGCATCGGCGAAATGCGGAACATGGCTGCGCAGGGCAAGTTAACAACCGACGTGGTTGTTAATGGGCTTCTATCCCAAGGAGCAGTGATCGGAAAAGAGTTCGCCAATACAACGACGACGATCAGCCAGGCACTGCAGGTGGCTGGTAACAACGTAACTAAATTCTTTGGCGAAAACTCTACCGTTAAAACTGGTGCCGCTATTTTTAATGATGCAGTTGTGACTGCCAGTGAAAACATTGGCGTTCTGAGCGCTGCATTAACTGCTGCAGCAGCAATTATGGGAAGCCGGTATGTCGGCGCATTGACAATGTCTGCCGCCTCGCAGATTCAATCCGCCTTGGCTGCTCAACGTCAGGCGGCAGCTAACAACCAATCAGCCCAGTCTGCGTTAATCGCTGCTAACTCAGTTAAGAGAAAGGCCGTGGCTGACAAAGAGGCGGCATTATCTTCCCTGGCCTTAGCGCAGGCAGAATACAACGTAGCTAAGGGGAGCGCAGCTGAAATGCTGGCGCTGGATGCATTGGTTGCAGCCAAATCAAGAGCAAGCGCTGCGTCATTATCTTTAGCGCAGGCAGAAACTGCACAAGCAGCCGCATCTACACGCGCGGCTGCCGCTGCACGTGCTGCCTCAGTTGGTATTGGGCTTGCTCGCGGTGCGCTTTCTTTGATTGGCGGGCCCGGTGGCGCTGCCATGCTGGCAGCATCTGCTATTTTCTACTTCTGGCAGAAGGCACAACAAGCCAGAGAAGAAGCAATCCGCTTTGCTGACAGTCTGGATAAAGTTAATGCCTCAATGAAGGCAATGAATAATACCCAGCTCAGGGGTATAATTGCCGATGCCAATAAGTCTATTCAGGCGCAAGAGGAAGATGTAAGGGATCTTGAAGATAGCATTAAGAAACTTAAAAGTGAGATTGATGACTACACCGCAAGAGGGAAGCAATTCGGAACAACAATAGAGCAAGGCAACGGATTACTAAAAATCGCATCAGATAAAACTGATGAGCTGAATCAAAAATCGCGTGATCTGGCGAACGCGCAGGATAGGTTGGCAAGAACTCAGGATACCGCAGCGGAAGCTAACAGGACCCTAACAAACAACATGCTCACTTCAATGGGTGTGCATGATGGGCTGATCCAAAAGGGTTGGTCACTTGAGCAGGTGCAGAGCGCGGTTGCGAAGGCTTTCGGCAACACTGCTGATGAAATAAACCGAGCAAATCAGGCTGGACAAAACTTCAACCCCAAAGCGCTGCAGGTTTCTCCTCCTACCGCTGATGGCGACAAAGTAATTCTTAACCTCGAAGAGCAGAACGAGTTACTGAAAATTCAGGATGAACGCCAAAGAGCAGTGACAAAAGCCAGAATGCAGGCAGCGAAGGTCACTGATAACCCAAACCAGATATCAAGGGCTGGCGATCTGGCCGGAGAAAACTACGACCTTCAGAAAGCAGAAGAAGCCCGCCAGGAGGCTCAGAGAAAGGGAGAGCAGCAAGACAAGCGTTCAGCATCAGCCGCAGAATCAGTTTCCCAAAAACTTGAAAACCTGCGCCAGCAGTCTGAACTTGCAGCCAGTTCAACTCAAGAATTGAGCCGAGACAGCGCGATATTGCGTGCGCAGCAGTCACTCGGCAGCGCCGCAACTCAGGCGCAGATTCAGGAGGCTGGGCAATACGCAGCTAAAGCGTGGGATGCAGCCGCGGCAGCAAGAGGCGTAACCGAAGCGCTCAAGGCCATTCCGGAGAAGGCGGAGAATAAATCCTATGCCGAATCCATGCAGAACCTGAAAGCGGCGCTGAACGCCGGGAAGATTGATCTGCAGGAGTACAACGCAGCCACTGAGCAGATGGAACAGCAGCATCAGGCCAACCTTGCCAAAATACGCTCGCAGCAGGTGGTTAACCCCACCCAGCAGGCACTTGGCGAAGTTGACCCGGTGCAGCAGCTGGCTAACCAGCACGCGCAGGAGCTGGCGCTGATTCAGCAGTTTGAGCAGCAAGGGGTTCTCGCCCATGAGAATGCATTAGCGCTGAAAAATGCTGCTGACCGGCAGTATGAGCAGCAGCGGATCGCAGCTCAATGGGAAATCCTCAGCCAGCAGAGCCTCGGTTATAACATGCTGACGAGTGCGGTTGACGCCTTTAGCGGGAATGCCTCCAATGCAATCACCGGCCTGCTAACCGGCACAATGTCAGCACAGGAGGCGATGCAGTCACTCGGCAATACCATCCTGAACAGCGTGATCAACAGCATTGTTCAGGTCGGCGTTGAGATGCTAAAAAACTTTATCATCGGACAGACAATCGGTGCGGCATCAACTGCTAACGGATTGCTACAGGCATCCCTGTTAACCAACGCATGGACACCGGCAGCCTATGCCGCCTCCGTGGCGACAGGTGGTGCAGCCGCAAAAGTGGGGGCCGTGGCCTATGGTTCTGGGCTGGCAACATCAATGGCTCTAAGCACTGTATCTGGTGCTCGCTACAATGGCGGCCCGGTATCAGCCGGCGGCCTGTATCAGGTCGGCGAGAAAGGGAAGCCAGAGATTTACCAGGCCAGCACCGGCAAGCAGTACATGATCCCCGGCGATAACGGGAAGGTCATCAGCAATAAGGATATGCAGTCAGGAGGAGGGATCAGCGTGCAGGTGAACGTCATAAACCAGTCTACCGGTGCCACTGTACAGAGTGCCGATGGCTACATGCAGGACGGTAGCGCAGTTGTGGACTTGCTGATCACCGACATAGAAAGAGGCGGCCCGGTATCCTCTCAGATGCAGCAGACATTTGGATTAAGTCGTAAAGCGCAAGGCGCTTACTAAACCGAACCCGCTCCGGCGGGTTTTTTAATGGGTGAACATAATGAAAGTAGCAATCGAAATTAATGGCGAGGTTATCTGGTACCGCGACAGCGATAAACAGGAGGGGGTGGCGTCGTTGGGCTACTTGAAGGACGGCACACAGCAGAAAATCATTGCCGCCCTTGAGGAGGCTTTATTCCAGGCGAAAGGGCAGATGCTATTGCCTGATTACGTTGATTGAATATCTGTATGTAGCGCGATGCCCGGCAGGGAGAGCCAGAACGACATTCCAGTTACCGGAGTGCGGCACTGCAATGTTGGCGGGAAACTGCTTATAGAATCCGCCATAGACTTTGCAGCTTTCACCTCTCTTGTATCGGTTATAAGCAGCGTCATCCATAACAAGGACGTTGATTTGGTGGGAGCACTGAACGGAAACGATTGATCCGCCCTCCATGTAATCCCTGCTGTGCGTGTAAGACATATGACCTCTCTTGCTGTGTGTGAAAAATACACAGTATCAGTGAGACACATTTAGTAACATCCTGATAAAAGATCAGTGCCGCAGCCGCGGCATTTTTTATGCCCGGAGGAAACGTGGCAACAGTTCAATACCCTCCGTTCCTGCCGCTTCCCCAGCGCGCCGATCAGAACATGACGCAGGATACAGCCTGGCAGACGACGCAGACGGCAGTCGGTCCATTGATAATCACGCCGATCACCACGGACCTGAAAGCAACCTGGACGCTGCAGTGGATATTCACGCTTGCCCAGGCCGAGCGGTTTAAGTCATGGCTGCGCTCGCCGACGTACTGCGACCGCGGGCGCAACTGGTTCCAGATGCCGATCGACCTGGGTGATACGCAGGGCGTTCAGCAGCAAACGCTGCATTTCGTCGATATGCCGGTGCAGACCAGCAAAAACGGCAACATTGTCACCTGGACCGCAACGGTTATCAGCAACGGTATCGAGGACATTACCGAGGACTACGACGACTGGATTGTTGAGGCCCAGCCTGGCTACGGATACTGGCTGGATTACCTGATCACCGAAGTGATGCCGAGGGCTGACTGATGCCGACATTGAGAGAGTGGAAGGAGCGCCGGCCGGCGAGCGACATCAAACAGACGGTGGAGTTTTATCACCCTGCGTTTGGTTATTACCGGGTGGTCAATAACCTGTTTCGCCCGGCGACGTTTGGCGGAAACTCATTCGAGCCTGCGCGGTTCAGCGTGACCGAGCCGGCGCAGGACGGAACGGCGGTCATATCCATGACGATCACTTTTGTCGCCGCGACGGAGCATGTCCGGCAGACACTGAAAAGCTGGCGCGGGGCGGCGCGCATGACGCCGATAAAGTGCCTGTATCAGCAGTGGAACGCGATCGGTGACACGGCGTCATTGAAAGACTGGACGCTGTATGTGAGTGATATCTCTGCTGACGCAAACAATGTGACGGTTGACGCCGGGTTCACCAACCCTTTGACGCTCGCCAACCCGATTATTTACACAACAGAACTTTATCCCGGACTGAAAACTTCATGACGCAAGACGAATTTATCCGGCTTGTTACCGGCAAGCCGTGGGCTAATCGCTCCTGCAGTTTTGGATCGATGGATTGTTGGGCGCTGGTTGTTCTGTATTACCGGCATGTGCTGGGACTTGAGTTACACCATATTCCAGCGTATGAAGCCGGGGCTGACTTCATTACTTGCCATGAGCAGGAGGTGGAGCACTGGCGAACGATACCAGCAGCGGTGTCGGGTTGCATTGCAGTTTTCTATCGCGGTGAAGTCCCGGCGCATATTGGCGTAATGACAAGCCCCGTTAAGTGCCTGCATTCCCGCGGGGAGTTTGGTTTCGTGCGCAGCGACAACCCGCTGACGCTTCTTAAAGTATACAGCCGCGTGGAGTATATGGTGCATGGTTCGATATGAATTACAGCGCCTGCCTGGCGCGCCAAAGCAGCGTGGAGTTGCGGAGGAAGGAACGCCGCTAGCTGAGTTACTTGATTCTCTGAATTTGCACAATGACGTGGTAGTTAAGCTTAACGGCAGAGAGCTTGATGACGACTTCGAGATAACTTATCCGCTGTGCAGAAATGATGTTGTCCTTATATTCGACCAGCCAGTGGGTGGGGTAGGAAAACTGATCAACACCATATTACGACCGGTCACAAAAATTCTCTCTGGCGCAATGAAATTGCTCGGTCTTGCACCAAAATCCGGAGGCGTTTCTGTTGCAACTGGTGAGTCGCCCAACAATGATGTCACCCAGCAGACCAACCGGGCCCGTCTATATAAAGGGAGGCCGAATATTTATGGTCAAGTACGAGCCTATCCAGACCTCATACAGGAATCGATGTTTGAATACATCAGTAATAATAAAATGGTTACAGAGTGGATGGAGATAGGCTATGGACACTACAATATTTCATCAGTACGTTATTCCGAATCTTCTCTGGTAGCTATGGCCGGCGCCAGCTATGAAGTTTATCATCCAGGCACGGTAATCCCAGAGATTATTCAGGGATATGCCTTTGACGATGTTGATGGGCAGGAGCTTCCTGGCACCAACGAGCAGACATCAAATATCGTTAATCAAGCCACGACGAATAATTTGCTGGCTGGTAGTTTCGCTGGAGGCCAGTTTTATGCAAAAATTGAAAAACAAAATGAGTTTGATGTTTTCTATGACTCTCCAAAACCATTTTCGGTCACTATCACTGTAAATGTGTCATATAATACAGCCAGTGGGCTGGTAACAAAAAACATCAATGTATCTGCTAGTTTGTTTAACTCTGCGCTATCAGATGATGGGACACTTATCGATCCGCAACAATTCTATGAGTTTTGGTTTAACTATTTGTCTGGTCCAGACTTTGAGGGATTGCCAGCAGACGCCACGGTAAACAGCACTCTTTTCACGCTGACTCAGTATTCGACTATTGCGGTTGGGCCATTTTTTGCGGCGCTCCCTGGTGATCAGCTTTGGGTGCACCTCTACGCGAATGAAGCTGGCGGATATGACGGGCCTGCCCGTATCACATGGTGGCAGGTCGACACCGATAACAACCAGATACCCGGTACCGAAGAGAGCATTGATGTAAACGTGCACAACGATGGAGGCAATCAAGATTACATTTACCGGACATACAAAATAACACCTGTGGCGGGTTTTGGACGTTATGCCTTTAGAGCTGAGCGAACCAATAACTCGGCCAGCAACTCAGTACTGTATTTGTCCGGCGCGCATGCTGTAACCATCCGTAAAAACGTAGTATATACCGATGACACAATTGTCAGGGTCACTGTCAGACAGACGGAAACACAGACCGTAGCGTCAGATCGTAAATATAACTGTCTGGTGCAGAGGAAGGTCATATCATGGACGTCAAGCGGCATTGACTTTGCATTGCGGCCCAGCAGGTCATTTGCTGACGCCGTACTACATGAGTGGGTGATCATTGGCAAACAGGATCCATCCAGGCTTGATTTACCTTCGCTTTACGCCATTAAAGACTCGCTGCCAGATGCTCAGCTTGGTTATTTTGACTGGACATTTTCCGATGAAAATCAGCCGCTAGGTGAGCGAATACAGACTATCTGTAACGTAGCTCGCGTTAGTTTTAACTGGATCGGTGATGTTCTTACATTCTGGCGTGATGAAAGGGTTTCTAACCCAGATGCGGTTTTCGCCCGTTCGAATATGTTCTGGGAAGATTACAAGTTGTCATGGAAAATGTCTTTACCTGGTGGGTATGACGGCGTGACGCTCGACTACGTCGACCCTTCAACTAACAAAAAGACCTACATATACCTAAACGTGGGGACCTCCGGAATAAGTGAAGTTTCCGACGCTACTGTTAACGCGATGCAGATCAGCCTGGACGGCTGCCGCAACGCCACTCAGGCAACCGACAGGGCCTGGCTTGAGGCGAGGAAAATTCTCTACTCACGCCTGACCATGACGGTGAAAGTGCTGGAGTCGACTCAGGTGGTGCGCGGTACGGTGGTTCAGTGTCCTGACATGTACGATAACGCGCAGCAAACAGGCTATATCACCGGGCGATCCGGCGACGTGTTTTCGACATCAGAGCGTATCGACTTTTCTCTCGGCGATATGTGGGTGGTGATGACTGACAGTCTCGGCAATTACCGCGGTCGCTGGCGGGCCTATCCGGTAAGCGGCAAGCCAAAAGCATTTCAGGCTGCAGCCGATACCTTCGATCTGAACATTTATGACCGCAGTACGGTGCAAAACCCCAGCCGGTACTTCATCGCTACCGACTCGGAACTGAACTCCACAATCTGGCGCGTCGATAGCGCCAAACCCAACGGTGACGATACTCAAACCCTCTCACTCACTGAGTATTCAGACTCTATTTATCCGTAACACAGCAGTAATTACCAACCTTCGCGCACACCATCAGATTCACTTCTGAGGGCTTCGTGCGCCTTTTATAGGGCGACATGCAAAATGGCAGAAGTACCGTTACCAACTCCCACAGATAACGCTGTTCCGAGCACGGATATCCGGGACTCAGTTTATGCCGGCGCCATGCTGGATAAGGTTGTCACCAGTACCGACTTGACATACACCGATCGCCTCGGCGGTGAGCACTACACCGTAGATGGAATGAAGGCTGAAGGGGACAAGGTTGTCGAGGAAACCCGGCAGAACCTGATCCCTCTCAGCCGGCAGTATATGACCTTGGCAGATGCTCAGGCAGATATTGCTAATATTCCTGAGGGTAGCACCACTTATGTTCGAAGCTCAGACGATAGTGCCCTCGCGTTCGAGGTCATGAACGTTGACGGAACGCTGCAGCCTACCGGACGTCAGATGCCCTCAACGTGGATATTTGCAGGGGTAAGATTTCTTAGTGGATACGGAGATGAAAAATTCGTAATCATAGGCACTGATTATCAGGTCCTTGACTATGGCAGTGATAGCGACAGAATGCGCGATGCTGGGGCAGATATCAAATATGGGTACGGGATTCCAGGTAAGCCATTATCTGTAATGGGAAGCGATAACCAGATGGCATCTTTTTTAACTACCGATTCTTTAGAAGATGCCGGATGTTCTATTTTAAAGGGCTACTCATCTTCGCCATTCGCTATTCTCGGAAGCGACGATCAATTGCTATTGCCGGGGTCAGGAGGTTCTCAGGCGGCATCAAGCTTGCCTGAGACTGGTCTTCTTGATTACATGATCGCGATGCAGGAGCGGGCATATACAGGAGGATACCTCACTATTTTTTGTCAGGGTGACTCTCTCACTGCAGGCACAGGGGGATTGGGTGCCATTGACGCTATGTACAGCCTTTTTGCAGCAAATCTTGGGCATGGGGGTATCGGTTATTTTGCACCGTCAAACAATAACACAGCTTCCCGAGACTTGCTGAATATGGAGCTTGTTTACACTGGTTGGGTGGATAACCAGACCTACGGGAAAAAATGCGCGCCATTGAGTTTTGCTCTAGTGCCATGGGCTGGTCGAACAAACCTGTTTTTCCGCGTAAAAGATTCGGCCCGCAGCAACCCCATTTATCAGCACGACGTTGTCGAGGTCGGTTTTACTGGTACCGGAAACGCCGGAACATCTAGTCAGTTCCGGTTCCGTGCAACCGACAGGAATGACGATGGTTCCACCGGCCCGGCGGGTTCAGGGGAATGGCAAACAGCCACAATACCGAATAACCCTGAGGGTAGCGAAACGATAACAATCGTTAGGGTGGAGGGCCTGGGGCCGAACTCAGGTCGATTCGCCCTGGAAATTGAACCTCCCGCATCTGGTCAGGCAGGTTATCCTGCGCTGATAAGCTTCAACTGCATCAACTCCGCTGGCGGTGTGCGGGTTATCAGGTACGCAAGAGGCGGTGCAACATTTCAGTATTACCTGAATCAAACAGCGTCTTATCAGCAATACTGGATACAATATTTTCAGCCTGATGTCGCGTTTATTAATCTTGGGGAAAATGATTATGCTCTTTCTGACACAGATTTTCTCAACGGATATAGTGCAATAGTTGAACGTGTTCAATCAGCGATTCCTAAATTGCCTATTTTCCTGGAGCGCTGGTATAGCGACAATCACATTAAGCGTGAGAGCGTTTTTGATAATATCCAGTCAACCTATAAAATGCTGGGATTCAATGTAAGAGACCTTATAAAGAATTCTAATTTTGCATTTCAGAACGGCTATGCATATTCTACAACAAATCCCGCAGACCCACATCCTAACGCCAGAGGTGCCAGAATTATCGGCGCGTATCAGGCAAAACGAGTACTGCTGAACTACGCCGTACAATCCCTAAGAAAATAAGGAATACACCCATGGCAATTTGTACTTTTTTACAGGTTCCAAACGCCGTTAATAGCGGTATTCAGTCCACCTATACCGAGCGCGATGATAAAACAGCCAGGTGGAACCCATCGCACTATTTTGACTGGCGAGTATCAACTCTTGCAGACCGCGCTGGCGATATGAATATTGCACTAGGATCTGCAATCTCAGCGTCGACGCTGAACGGAATCAAGACGATGAAAAGTGCGCTAACCGCAAATGGTGGCGTCACATCTGAAAATGTCTACCCTACTACAGCGGCAAACGGCTATTGCTATGCGTTTGCGTTTAAACGCGATAGCGTGAATCAGGCGACCTTCCTGATTGCTGGCCCCCATCTGCGGCTGCAGGCACAGACAGATAACAAGCTCTACTATTACAAAACAGGGTCATCAACCCAGCAGGGAGGGGTGGCCTTATCCACAGGCATTGATCTCGTGATCGTGAACTACGACCCGGTAACTGACACTGAGACGGTGTATGTCAATGATGGCACCATGGCGGTGGCCGCTGCATCGTCCATTACCTACCAGAATGCTCCGCTAACGCTGGCGGCGACTGCCGCGAATAACGTTAACTATGCAGAGGTCCTTATCTTTTCAACGTCAAAATCGATATCTGAAATTTCACAAATAAAATCATACTATAGAGACCAGTACGGCAACTGATTGTCAACCGCTTGATCTTCCCTTCTAATAAATCTACTGTATATAAAAACAGTATTTGTCGGAGGGCAGATCATGCTTAGACAGTCAGACGTCGCCGCGGCTTTCCGCGAGTCCATTTTGCGCAGCTCCAAGGGGTTCCAGTACCTGCACACCCGCGATTTTGTTACCGCACTGCGCCGGCGCGGCATCCACTTTTCGGAGCTGGAGGCGAACTCCTGGATCGCGCGGGAACAAACGTATTTCGTCGATAAGACGCCAGACCATAGCGAAAACAGGCTGTGGATGATGGCCAACATGGGGAGGGTGCTGTAATGGGCTTTCCATCACCCGCGACGGACTACACGGAACAGCGATTAACGGTTAACTCGATCTGCAATGTTGGGCCAAATACGCGGCTCTATGAGCGATCAGGCGGTTACGTTGTGCTCGATATCTCCCTGAAGCCAAAGCAGGGTAGTCAGGTTCTGATCCAGCACGGCGGCGGGACGGAGCTTGCCACGCTGAGAGGAAGGTCGCTGATTACCGAAGATGGCGAAGCGATCGAGGGTGAAGCCCTGGACGATGTTACTGTCATCGGCGTCGTGACGTTTACTATCTGCGATGTTCGCCAGGACAACGCGGTTGTTTAGTTGCTGTCGATGAGTGGAAGTGCTCGTGGTTTCTGTGTCGTATGTGTGGCGTGACAGGAATGCACGATAAATACAGGGATGTATTCAAACGACACGAAACGACACAAAACCGGATGCGAACGCGGAAAACATGTGTGATTACAGTGTGTTATTTAACGCTCTACTTTCTTCTAAGCCGTAGGTCACAGGTTCGAATCCTGTAGGGCGTGCCATTTAATAATCAATCACTTATCAACTTCCTCCAGTCGCTGATTTTTCCTTGTGGGACATATTTGGGACATCTTCTGCAAAAATTGAGTCAATTTGACGTGCGTGCTCAGTTAAATGGTTAGGTGCCAGGTGAGCATATCGACGGACCATTTCGATGATTCTAATGTCTTGTAGTATCTGTCGGACGATGGCCAGTCAGAGTACAGCATTACTGCTCTGTAATATCGAACAGAATGGTTAATGCTGGTTATAGCTGAGTGCAGAATAAGCGCTCTGCAGGAATGTGAAAATATGTTGCCGGTAACAGGCTAATAGTCATTATAGCTTTAGGTTCTGTCTGACTGGGTTAAATATCGCATTTTAAGCTGGCGTGAAGTACAGTTGTTATAGATCAATATTGAACACTATTTGAAAGCATACCCTCGATGTTCATCCACTGCCTGGAAAGATCCGAATGAACATCAAATTCGTCGCCATCTCCGTATTCGCTGTTGTGTGCGTCTTTGCATCAGATATTTCCATCGCCAAATCGAATTCCTTAAGCGATGATCAGGTCAGTCAAAGGATTATTGATGACTCTGTCGCATCCTACCCCGGTACTTGTGCCTGTCCCTTCAATACCGCCCGGAACGGCAGCTCGTGCGGTGGCCGCAGTGCCTGGAGCAAAGCTGGTGGGTACTCACCTATTTGCTACAAGAAAGAGGTAACAAAGGAGATGGTTAAGGCGTGGCGACAAGAGAATCAATGATAACGATCAATATCTGAACCAGGTGATTACTTACACTGGAATAGTAGTTTAAATAATATTAAATGATTATTTCGAATACTGCAGCCCATTTGCAGTAAGCACTGTTCTGGTAGAGGCGGCAGAGGCCACGGCGTATATCTTTTTACCTTGTGATATTTGAACCCAGCAAATCTATTTCCCCTGCCTGATAGACTTAGTGTCACCGTATCCTGTTACTAAGAGCACGGGGCTACCTACTCATAAGACACTTCCTCTTCTTACGAGGAAACCGGTTCAGCGTGTTGTGTGTGGAGACAGTACCCATCAACTCAAACTGATAACAAAAAGTTTAATTTTTTTCCCCGCCGCGCTGACTATAGTTAGGGCACTTTCACTTGCCCAATAAGGTCACGATTATGAAATTAGTTATCGCCTCCGTAATTTCTCTGCTCAGCTTCAGCGCGCTGGCGGCGCCAGAGGGGACGCTCAGCGTACACATTCTTAATCAGCAAACCGGGCTCCCTTCACCGGGGGTGCAGATTGAGCTGGATAAACAGCAGGGGGAGAGCTGGCAGCATATCGCCACCGGTAAAACGGATGCCGATGGGCGGATTAAATCGCTCTATCCGCAGGCGGAGAATATGGAGCCGGGGGTGTATAAAGTGACGTTTAAAACCGGTGACTATTTTAAAAGCCAAAATATGAATACGTTCTTCCCGGTGATTCCGGTTATTTTCAATGTCACAAAGCAAAATCAAAAACTGCATATCCCGCTGCTGCTCAGTCAGTACGGATACTCTACCTACCGCGGCAGCTGATGACCCAAGCCGCTATCCAGCCAACGCCTGCGCGGCTTCCGCAGGCGTCACACTTTTCTCGCACCACGATGTCCACGCCTAACGCTCGGTCTCTTTCTCTTTAAAGTGTTTAACGGCTTCGTCGTACATCGCCAGCAGGCCGGAAATTTCGCCTTCATATTGCGGCACGCGCTGGGCGCGAACGAGCTCAATCAGCAGCGCATAGGCTGCTTCTTCCGGGGCCGCATGTGGATTAATAAGTCCAGACAT